GAAGAATGACCGCGCTATCAAGAAAGATACCATCAGTGTTACTCAGATATTACAGCCGTTGCAGATTCATTTCCTCAAAGCTCAACATGATTATTTCGTATCCCCCGATGACATGATGTTTGCTACGTTCGGGTCGGCATGGCATTTGCTGGTAGCAAACGAGGCTGAGACATTGAAAGAATACGGACGCAGACATGAGTTGGGGGAAGAGCTACAAAAGCTAAAATCTGCACAGCAGGAAAAGCTAACGAAGATAACGATGCAGATGATACATGATTTTGTTGATAAGGAATGGCAGGCTGGGGAATACGGCTATCCTGAATCATACGAGGTGATGGGGATGATAGCTGATTTCATTAGGCAAGTGCTGAAGATGGAGGTGGAGGAAGATAATGGAACTGACTGACTTCGGGCTTGAGATAATCCGTGCAGGTAATGGCTACACTCTCCGCTTTCCGAATGACATGGGAGACGGGTTTTGCCTGGATGTTATCGAAGACGATGAATCAGACGAGCTTAAAAGCGATGAAGAACTATTGTGGCACGTCATGGAATACTTTGGCATAGGGGGTAGCAAGCATGACCCTGAGAGGTTGAGAATAGTGAGGGAAAATGACCAATCGTTGCCTTAAGGAGGATGGTTGTAAATACCAAGACAAGAATGGAGACTGCACCCTTATGGAATGTATCTATTACATAGACAAAGAAACCTTGGGGGATATAAAATACCACAGGCTGGTTGACGAGGGGAGGCATGGTAAATAAATCAGAGAAAGGAGCAAGGAATGAAGCAAAGGCAAAGAAGGAATTACTCGAAGATGGATACGAGGTGGAGTCGGTTAAGCGACTCAAGTATGGTCGAACAGACTTCTTCGGTTTATTCGATGTTATCGCTATTAATGGCGAACACGTTCGACTTATCCAAGTCAAAAGTAATCGACGTGAGAGCAGGAAAGACAGAGAAAGGATACGTAGATTTAGGTGTCCTAATTCGTGTTCCAAAGAAGTCTGGGTAATGCACGACTACAAGGGATGGAAAAAATATGCCATTTTATGAATACAAATGTAGGCATTGTGGGAATGTCCACGTTGAGAGAAGGTCAGTGAAAGACCGAGATAAAACCTCTCATTGTCAGTGTGGATACACCTGTAAGAGAATAGCGTCCGCACCATCTGGTCTTATCGGTGGGCCGACACCAAAGTTTCACAGGAGGTAAATTGTGAAAAAGTTTATTTTTACTATTCTAACATTGTTAGCCCTGGCGGGGTTTGTAATCAGCCAGGATGCAGTAATCCAGTGTCACCCTAACAGGCCAACCAACTTTCATGGTGGTTCAAATTGCGAGATGGTTGGATTGGCCTGGAGCCACGATGGCTCTGGGTATTTACGGGGATTCGAGCTTGAGAGAAAGAAGCACGGTACTGGCTGGATTGAGATAGCCAGGCTCGATTCGGCAGCACGTTCTTACACCGACAGGAACGTTGAAGAGGGAGATGTGTGGAGCTACAGGCTACGTGCACTTGGCAGGCATGGTTCATCCCAGTGGGTATATACAACCATTACGGTCCCAAAGTGTGATACTCCCGAACCCAAGCCCAAGAGGGATTGCGAAGTAAACCTTGACTACTTCTACGGAAGCATCATGGATTATTATTCCGAAGAGAAGGGCAAGTATATGTACTATGTCAGTATCAGGTGGGGTGTCGATAGGGTTAACCGCTCTGGAACCTGGACACTGTACAAAGTCAGATATGGTAAGGATAAGATGACCAGGGAAATCAAAGAGGCGTTCTATAAGAGACTATTTGTAATTGATAGGCAGGAGCCTGGAAGTGGCGAGACCGATTTTGTTTACGAAGATTATAATGTGTCACGTAATCAGCACGTGATGTATCTGCTGGTGTGGGAATGTGAGAAGTGTAAGCCTGGGGAGAAATACGGAATAGTCCACCTCTACATTCCAAGGACATAACGAGGTAATCACCTATGAAGAATACAAAGTATGTTACTGCGGTCCTGGACATCCAGGGCCGATTCGGTAAGACCGATGATATTGAGGCCAACTGGTTTTTTGCCAAGCTCAGGTCTCACGGGGTTAAGTATTTTCGGCACACACCATGGGCTGTGTGGGGGGAACAATATCCGTGGTCACATATGTTCAAGAAGCACCCAGATGGGGGGTACCAAATCTTCGAAAAAGCTGGAGACCCAAAGTCAGGCACGAATTGGAATCCACTGTTCTGGAATAATATCCGCAGGCTCAAGAGAATTGCTGGTCACTGGAGAATAGCCCCATACCTTGATTTCGGTTGTCACTGTAGTACTAATAAGAAGCTACGGGACAAGCATCCACTCTATAACAATGTAGATGGCATTGACGGAATGTACGATACAAGTTATAAGGCCCAGATTATGTGGAGAAGAATCATAGGGCAGTTTGTCAGGACCTACGGGACCAAACGCATCAAGTGCCCGACGAAGTTCAAGGGAATTAAAATCCTTGGACCAGCACCTTGGTATGGACTGGGGAACGAGCTTTACTGCCAAAAGAACCAGGACCATGATTTTGGAAGAGACTGGGCCTACCCGAAGGCATCGTTACTGCGGTCGCTTGGCTACAGTAAGCCCATACTGTTTTCTGCCCACGAGTACGCTGCCCATGCCATCAGGGGCTATGTAAGCTCTGAGGGGGATTGGCTAACTGAATTTAAACCAAAAGATACAGTCCGTGTATTTCACGGGATAGATAAGTGGGAGGACTTTACTCAGTTTGTTTACCCTGAGAATAGCTCCCTGAAGGCTGGTCGTGGATGGGCTGTTAGTGACGATGGCACAAACTGTAAAGACCCGTTTCGTCAGGCTATTTGTGTAAATGTCGATAGGTATTGCAGTGCCGATGTTCCTTCGGTCATAAGTTTTATGCACAGTGTAAAGCTCTACGCAGAAACCGTTGGTAAGAAGCGTTCTTACTTTCACCACATGGAAATGCTTCCAAGGTCTGTCAGCGAAACCTACCAAACACTCGGTAACCTAAATGAAAAGAGAGACCAGAAGGTCTATACAGCCGTATCTATGGATGTTTTCGGAGAGGACATCTCCTGGAAAATTCCGAAATGGGCCCGTAAAAGATGGCTTGAATAAAGTGGTTGACAACTCGACAGTTTTTGTGGTATAGTGTAAACAATGGGAGAGATGGCTGATGCTCAAATTGAAGATGGGATTGCCTGGTATGCAGGCACAGACCCTATGTCCCTCCCGTTTGATAACGACACTAATGAGAAATTAAATAAATTTATGGAGGTGTTTAATATGGCTGCTTATCATGCCTATGTGAGGATTGACCAAATCTTGACAAAGGAAGGATATCAATCAAGAGAAGGTCATCCTCAAACAAAGTATGCCCTCAAGTGTACGAACAAAGATGGAAACACCGTCTGGTTCAATCTCTTTGCAGCCCCAGAGAAAGAGAATACTATTCTGAGAGACGTGGAAGCAGGTAGCGGTGTAAAAATCACGTACATCAAGAGTGGCAACGAGGGGCAGTTCAGGAATATCGTCGGTATTGAATATGCCCAGGTGAGCGTTCCAAAGAAACAGGACCCTCAGGAAAAAGAAGACAGTATAATCATGCAGGCTATGGTAAAAGCCTCTGCTGCTGCCATGGCCTTTTCTGTCAAAGATTCCGACGAGGTTGCCAACACGATTTGGGATGTAGCCGAGGACCTTTTCTCAAAAGTTACAGGGCGACGCTATGGGAGCACCGCTATAGAGAAAGAGTCCCCGAAGAAGGCTACCGCAGAGATGACCCAGGAAGAAGCTGAGTCATACGAAGACTCTGAAGAGGAAGTCCCGTTCTGATGGCTACCTGGCGAGAGAACGAAGATGTATCCAGGCATTATTTGGATATAATCGTCTCTAGAATAAATAAACCACGGCCGATGGAGGTCCATGCTTCTGATGTGGACGGATTATGTCTGTTGAAGCCCTACTACCGTAGGGTGATTCAACCTCCTCTCCCGTTATCAGACCTTTCCTCCCTCTTCCTAATGCGTGGCCTAGCAATCGAACGCTATATGGTCGAGGGAGGACCACCCTCCCCAATACAGAAGGACGGAATATGGTGCTCAATAGACGACGTGCTTGATGTCGGACCAGTAGAGATAAAATCTACCGTCAAATCAGAGAGGAACTTCCATCCAATAGACACATACCCACACTGGACAACACGAATCAAAACTTATTGCTATGCATACGAGACAAACACATTCCACCTGTCTGTATATTTCTTAATGGGAGACTACAGGGATGTCAGAACTTCACTAAGAAGTTACACGCTTGAATTTAGTGACTCTGAATTACAGGAAAACTGGGGGTTGATACAGGAAAGGAAAAAAATCCTCGAGCATATGTGGGAGACGAACGAAGTTATCTCTCCAGATATGGTCGATGCGTACCACGAGCAGCAAAGGGGACGCTCACGGTACTGGCAGTGTGAGCAGTGTGAACTGAAGGAGGTTTGCTACTTCCATAATAAATGTTTAATGGAGAACGATAATGGGAAGCTCGAAAGAGTCCAAGCAGAATTTACCAGTGAGGGTTGAGGTTGGAAAAGACATCTCTAAAAGAGATTTCCTTTATATCATAGAGGGCGAAATTGAGAAGCTCAAGACTGAAATTTCTGCTGGTTTTCTTAGGCTTGGGATGCTTTTTAAGTATGTTAAAGAAGAAAAGCTCTACGAGCTTGACAAGGAAACGCACCCATCCTTCAAGTCCTTCTGTGCCCAGTTTGGATTCAATTACAAGTCGGTGCAGTCATGGGTACATATATACGAACTCTATGTTCTTGAGATGGGACGTTCCCAGGAAGAACTCCAGCAGGCCACTTGGGGACAGCTACAGGTCATCAACCCAGTCGTCAAAGAAGACCCAGACAGATGGATTGGGATGGCCCAGACGCTTAGTCGGGGGGACTTGATAAATGAAGTTAGAAAAGCCAAGGGAAAAGAAGAGATGGGCCCAGAGAAGGCTGCCACATCTTCCATTGATGTCAAATCCTACGAGGAATACGTGGCTGCCTCGCCATGCTGTGTATGCGGTAGAAAGCCGATTGAGAAAGCCCATTTCCCAAGAACTCGGGTCAGAGCAGAGAGGCCTTGGCATTATATCCCCCTGTGCCACGACTGCCACATCGGAGACCTTCACCAACACGGAATAAATCACTTCCTAGTTCTTCACAAAAACAACATCTTTAAGTTCTTCTATGATTACATAGAAAATGTTAACCGCAACCTATAATGTCTACGAGTGTAACCGATGCAAGAATATGACAGTTACATTTCCAAAGCCAATAGAGAGATTCTGCAAGGCACACAAAAAGAAGCTAACTGGAGGTGGGGACCTAAGGGGTCACCTCCCACACTGTGAGTTTCTTGAGAAAGGAAAACCAAAATATATTGAAAGAGAAGGGTGGAAATGAATAATACGGAGAGGAGAAAAGATGTCTTAATGCTCCAGGAGCATCTCTCCGTTTGCCAGGAGATGCTCGACAAGGGAGATGTCGAGGGCGTCAAGTTATACCTTGGATACAAAGAGGGACAGGAGAGACACATAGAGTCTGGCCTGCCATTCAGTCAACAACTCTGGAACTGGATAGAGGGTACCGATGGCTATTTTACTCTCGAGGAGGTTTATCGTTCGTTTGAGCTTAGGACTAAAAAAGAGAAGCTCAGGGCCAGGAGGGAACTACACAAGCTAAAAGAGAAGGGGGAGATACTCAAGCATGGTTCCAGGGATGGTGAATACAGGAAGTTAACAAATGCTCTCGAAGAAATGGGCTGGAAAGATGCGAGTGTTATTCCACTTGATATAGACTTTCCTCTGAATATAGGTGGATTCTTTCAGGCCTACCCAAAGAACATGGGCGTCATAGCTGGTGCAAAGGACTCAGGGAAGACGGCGACCCTCTTGGAGTTCGTGAAGAGAAACATGGAGAAGTGGGATATACACTTTTACACAAACGAGATGGGGAAAGAAGAACTGAAGCACAGGATTATGAAGAGAGAGGATATAAGAGTCCAAGACTGGAACTTCCATGCCTATGAATGTACCGAGCACTACGAAGACCACATAGCAAGGTACCCAGACTCAATCCACGTCGTTGATTACATCGAGGTGAACGACGCCTTTTACAGGGTTGGCGATTACCTCAAGTGGATGCACGAAGCCCTTGGGCAGGGATTTATCTTCCTCGGACTACAGAAGGACTGGGGGGCACCCTTGGGACGTGGGGCTGCCTTCTCCCTGCAAAGGCCACGGCTTTACATCACAATGGAACGTGGCGTGGCAAGGGTTGTTTCCGCAAAAAACAGGACACCAACCTGTGAACACAGCCCAGTGGGGAACATACTCTATTACGGCCTTGTTGACGGGTGGAAGCTGGTTGCTAAAGGGATTTGGCACCCAGAGATGCCTGGTGAGATAGACGAATACCTGGGAATAAAAAAGGGAGTATACGGAGGATATCAGTATGGTGATAAGCAAAGCTACTAAACTAGCCAAGAGATGGGCAAGCGAGGAAAATAACCCACACGGCGACAGCTACTACGCCGTCCTTGACTTTATAGGATTTCTTTATATGAATGGATTTACCATTGACTCAAGATATATTAACGAAGATGCTAAGGAACAGGAGGATTTAATTGATTCAAAGAAGTAATCGAAATAACAGGTTTAACTACAAGAAATTAACAAAGGCAAACGTCGAGTGGCTTGCGACGCATTACTGCAAACATGGGAAGCCCTATACAGAACACCCATCTTGCTTCTTCAACGAAAAACCAGATACCTCACCAATTCAGGAGAGGGTCGGGTTTTTAGACATTGAGACATCAAACCTCCATGCACCATTCGGATATGTACTTAGCTGGTGCATAAAGGAAAAGGACGGGGGCTTAGCTGGGACGCACATTACTGCTGAAGAGTTCGAGGCCGAGAAGAACAGCAGGCTTCCAACAAAAGTCAGAATAGACAAGCGTGTTATCAGGGAGTTTACAAAAGAGGCCAAGAGATATGACAAGCTCGTTGTCTACTACGGAAAAAACAGAAGGCATGACATTCCGTTCCTAAGGCACAGATGCATCAAGCTGGGCCTGGACTTTCCCCTATACGGGGAGGTCTTCTGTGTTGATATGTACGACTGGGCGAAGAACTTCCTCAAAATGCCATATGGTAGGTATTCGCTTTGGTCTGTATGTACTGAACTGGGCATAAAGGCCAAGGGGACAAAGTGCCCGATGTACTACTGGCCAAAGGCCAGCCTGGGTCACATGGGGGCCGTGGAAACAATTTATAAGCACAACATAGATGACGTTGTGTGCCTAGAACCCCTTTATAATTACCTCGAGCCGTTTGCACGGAGAATGAGGACCAGTGCGTAAGTCTCTGTATGCTTTAAAATCTCTCTCGAATTTTTTTTCGACTTAAGGGGTTTGTATATATGGAGAATAAACGATACGGTGGGTGCTTTAATATCCCAGCTTACCGAACAGATTACTACGACAAGATTTCCTCGGCAATCAGGAGGACCAAAATAATGGATGAACATCTGAAGATTACAAAGGAGTCCGTTCTAAGGGCAGCGAAGAAGTGCAGCCAGGCCAAGGACATTCTTTGTGAATTATTTCCTGAGGTATTTGAAAAAAGTATTAACTACAAGGACCAAGAGTTACTAGGTATTATCCTTAGGACCAAGAGTTACTCTGGATATATTGATTGTGAAGAAGAAGAGTGGCTTCCCAGGGAGAGATACCTGCTTGCGAATATCCTTCAACGTGGGATTAGGGCCGTTGTCTTTGAAGAGCTTTCTGACCTTGGCCCTGAAAATTTCTGCAAAAAGTATAGGTATGTCAAAAAAAAGACTTGACAACTCGACGGTTTTTATGTTATGATATAGATAATGACTGAGAGGTGGTATCCTAGCGTAGGCTGGAGTTACTTCGTACCTGAAATGAAAACACTCCAACCGTTTGTACTGGAGACCACAAATAATTGTATGAAAGGACACAAAGGGGTGTCGTTAGAAAGGGTTACTTCGGAAAAATCATCAGAATATCTAGCTGACATTTTTGGTTCAAATCCAAATCGGCCCACTAGACGGGCCGATAGATTAATCAGCCCCAGTGCTGGGGCAGCGACTCTTTCGCTTGTTACCCCCGTTTAATAAACTGGAGACAAAATGCCAGAGGAACAAAAGAAAAAATTAAGAGTTGGCCAATTCACCATAACGAAGATTAACAATGGCTGGCTCTGTCGCTGGGACTCTTTTGTCCCCGAGCTTAACAGTGTAGTTCCGAACATAGAGTTTCGGCTGACACTCGAGGATATCTTTGAGCTTATCAGGGAAATGGACCCAGATAGGCCAGAACCTAAGATTACACCAGCGACAACAATGCCGAACGTAAAGCCATCTGCTAAAAAGTAGGTGGAAGAGCTACCGACTGAATAATTGTGTGGCGTAGGCCAGGGATACTTCGAAATTGTAAACGATTTCTCAGGCATGGCTGCCATAAAAAAGCCACCCTCTCTGGCCGACTGTTCCCACACCAATACTAATCTGACGGAGGTAAACAATGTCAAGATTTAGCGAATCAAAAAGGGGTCTGAACAAGACCACAAACTACGAGGGTCAGGGTGCCTACCGCATGACCCCAAAGTTTGAACTCTATACTCTTGTGTGCACAAGCACGTTCAGCGACAAGTTTTACACCACAAACAAATCCGAACTCGATAGACTGAGAGACATCCTTTCAAAATTATCCCCCTACAATGACCAGCCGTTTATCTGTAAGCTGGCCGTCTATGCCAGGGAAAACATGCACCTGCGTACCATCCCACTCGTCCTGATAGTTGAGGCCATGAAGGCCAACTTCTATATCCCATGGGAGGTTATTACCCGTGTTATCCAGAGGGCCGATGAAATCTATGAACTTCTGGGGTACTACGCTATGGCGAATGACAGGAAGGGAACAAAACGCCTAAATAAATTGGCAAACCAACTAAAGAAGGGGGTTGCAAATGCTTTCTATAAATTCGACGAATACCAATTTGCAAAATACAACCGTCCCGTATCTCCCTCACTTAGAGACGCTCTATTTCTTACGCACCCTGTGCCAAAGGCTGGATTCAAAAGGCTTTTCAAAAAGATTGCAGACGACAGCCTGGAGACTCCTTACACCTGGGAGACACAGCTTTCAGAAAGAGGAAATACAAAGGAAGTCTGGGATGAATTGATTGCATCGAAGAAGTTGGGGTACATGGCAACACTCAGGAACCTAAGAAATATGCTCAGCGTAGACGCTGACATGGGGCCTGCCCTTAACTATATCTCAAATAGAGAGGCTGTACTCAGGTCGAAACAGCTTCCGTTCAGATTCCTATCTGCTTACAGGGAGGTTAGACGGGCCCAGCCAACGTTCCAAACATCAGCAACGCTGAACGCAATTGAGCAGGCTGCTAAATATTCGGCAGACAACATTCCATTTCTCGATGATAAAATCCTTATTGCATCTGATTGCTCTGGGTCGATGGGGGCACAGATATCCCCAAGGTCAAGCCTGATGTACGCTGATATAGGCATGCTGCTCGGACACATGGTCCACTACAAGAGTCCGAAGTCTATATATGGGCTGTTCTCTAATGACTTTATACCGTGCACACCAGCAAACACGAACATCCTTGAGGCCATGGAGGCAAACCGTGAGAAGTGCGTGATGGGTGCTACGAATGGTCATAAGATATTCGAATGGCTCATAAGAACTGGGAACCAACCAGACAGGGTTATGGTGTTCACTGATATGCAGATTTGGGATAGTGAAGGCTGGTGGATTAATGGCCCACATACATATTCAATGAGAGATATGTGGTATAGGTACAAACAGATTGTCCCCCATGCAAAGATGTACCTATTCGACCTGGCAGGATATGGACAAACACCGATAGATATGAGTGAAAAGGATGTGCACCTACTTGCTGGGTGGTCAGACAAGATGTTCCCAATTCTTGAAAGGTTGGACAAGGGTGAGTCTGCCCTTGCGGAAATCGAGGCAGTAAAGCTATGACATTCACTGTAGGTCCCCGTGGAAAGGTAGACTCCCACAGTAGGGGATTCAAGAAGAATGATTATGTGTGTATAAAGTGTGGCCACGTGCTTAGGAATAGGCCCGTAGCCACGGACTTTGTCATCTGTCCAAGGTGTAACAATTTTATGAAAAGAGAAGATGGGAAGATGGTGTTTGTGAGATGATTAGAAAAGAGAAGCTCTTTGGTAAGGAGGGGTATTTATACCTCGGCCCACAGAAGAAAGGGTTCTTTGTGAATCGAGTTACTGGGAAGATGCCAAACGGTGCTGGCTATGACAAGATAAATATTTCAGAAGTGTATGAATCGAAAGGCCGTATTAATATAGCTATGAAGAAGATGATACCAGTCGAGAAAAGCTCTGGGAAGGTTTATGCCTCCACATCCATAAAGACAGATTTTATTTCGGAGCTAACCCAGGCCCTAACAATGTTAGCCACAGAAATCAGTGGGATTCCTGCACAGGTTCCAACAGAGAGAGACGTCGAAAGGTCCAGAGATGAAGTCCAAGACTTCTTAGATTCCCACGGTGGGAAGATGATTGTTTAGTATCCAGTCCTGCTCCGTCTCCGCTTCTGCATAAATGCCTCATGTCTTTCCTTCATAATCTTTTCTGTATCTGCTGCTGGGTTTCTGTGCCAGTAGTTCACGTACAACTTTCCAAGTAAATCAATCAGGTCCTTTGTCAGTCCGTGTGGATAGGCACCTACCTCTTCAATCAAGTCAAACATATTGTCCATGACATAAAGCTCACCATTAAATGCAGGGTTAATCAATGCCTGAATGTCTAAATCTTTACTCTCCGCACGAACGTCAACATCTAGTGGGGAGATTGGAAGAGCAACCCCTCGCACTTTTCTTTCTTGCAGGATATCACGGAATATATACTCCTGCTGGCCAGCGTTATCAATTCTCCAAATCCTTGGAAAGTATTTTTCGTGTGCACCGAAGAGGGCATCCATGAATTTATTCGGGGATTGGAACCTGTCCGTGTGTGTCCATACAACAAATTTCTTGATAGATTCCCGTGGCTGACCCCCAATCAGCATGGCATTACGGGACCCCTTCTTAATCATCTTTGTCTCAGCAAAACCTCCTGGGTCTATCATCCCTATCAGTGGCACCTCTGCCAACCTAAAAGCCTCACCGTCATCATTACACACAATGTAAAGACCCTTCTCTCTCTGCTCGAGCCTGAATCTTTTTAACCAGGAGACCTGGAACTTGTTAAGGCCAGACGCCTTGCTCGGGTTGTTTTGGTGTTGAGACCAGTAGATAATCTGCTTTTCTGGGTTGTTGAGCATACGGACGTAATACTCGGTAGGAAATCTTTCGGGCCAGTTGGACTCCCCATCCTCAACCTCTGGGTTTTGAATCCATCTGATGTGCGGTTTTTCTTCTAACTCGGAGTCCTTTCTCGCTGGCACCATCCTCCACTCGTACTCTTTATACTTATCCTGCACATAGTGGAAGTAGTCTCCCGTGCTCCAGTGGGTTCCGACTATTTCAACGGTTGAAGCATCTGGCCTTGTCCAGTCAGGCTGGACCAGAAGCTCATTAACATTATCAAACCATCTAAATACCTTTTCCATTACCAACGGTGATTCCATAGCATCCTGTCCAACAAGGTCATCAATCTTAATTGTGGTGTAGTGTCCTGACTGGGCAGCACCTCCGACACCGATAGCCTGTATGCTAGGTTCACTGTAAATACCCTGCCTTGGAAGTTCCGTTACGGTGCCAGACCATCTATGGCTTCTGGTCCATGTTGTATCGACGGGGTGTAATATATCATTATAAAGTGCACGAAGCACCTCATTGTTTAGGATTTGTCTTTGAATCCAGAGGTTCATATTCATGGCGATACGCTCATTCTCAGAGGCGATTAGCTGCCTCTCCTCTGGGTCTTGCAGGTAGGTGTAGATTGCTTTCCACTTTGTGAAACAGGTGGACTTCAGCCAGTCCCTCGGCATACCGATTGCCTTTCGCCTGATTCTTCTGTCTTGGGAGAAATTACAAAGTGGCTTGTGTATCTGTGGCGTGATGATTCCACCCTGTCGGACGGGCCCACCACATATTTTTACGAACTCATAAAATGAAGTATCACAGATTGCCCTTAGGTAGAGGGTCTTCTGTTGAAGGGTCAGGCCCTCTGGGAGTTGTAGGTGAGTATTCATTATTTATCCTCTCTAATAGCTCTGGACTTAGAACCTCCACCTTTCCCGTTACCTTCTTTGACTCTGTTACCGTCCTGTCTGGCTGTAAAGCACTTAGAAGTCGAGCTATAATTTTGATGGCCTCGTTTTTGTCACGGGCCGTTGCTGTCTTGCTGTCCCTAATGGTTTTAGCGACCCTAAGGCACTCCTCAAGCTCGCCTATATTCTTTTCCCTAAATTCCTTTAGATATGATTTACTCATTTAATTATCTTCCATGCGATATTTGCCAGCAACGTGACGATGGTGATTATCGCTGCGTACAAAGCCCCTATTTTCTTCTGAACGGCACTTCTCTGCTCGTTAACATCCTCTAGGGCGTCGATGCGAACTTCGTGGTGGTCCATTACTTCACAGGCTTTATCTAACTTCTTCTCTATATTAGATGCAGTGGTAGTAAGGGAGCCCAGCGTCTCAGAGACATGGTCTCTCCATGTGGCGACAGGTGTAATGTTATTTGGCATTTCTAATCTCATTATATAGGATGAATCCCCCAGCAGCGACGGCAATAACAGCAGACCCTTTGAATTTCATTTTTTCCCACCCAAGTCTCTTTTCCGCTAGGGACAGTCGTGATTCGCACGTTTTTTTTAGATGTTCCTCGTTTAGGTATAGCTGTTCGAACTCTTGTGCTGTGGCTATGCACCTCTTTATGATTTCTTCCTGTGTAATTATTGTCATTCTACACTTCACGAATCTCTGCTCGTACATACTAACCAGCTTTTTGTACTCTTGAATCTGGAGATTTGCGTTGTACAGCTTATCGTTTACATCAGTAAGGTTTCTCCCAGCCTCTTCGAGGTCTGTTATTGTTTTCCGAACAGCCCGTATCTCCCTAGTTTTGTCACCGACTGCCTTAAGTAGGTTCGATTTTTGTACATTCAGCACAGCCACCTCTTCAGACAGTTCCTCGAGTCGCTTCCTGGCGTCCTTTTTATAGTCATTATACTCGGCACTTATGGCCTCGTATTTCCCACGCTCTATAGAAATCTTGGAGTCCATATAATTTTCGATAGCCTGGTATCCAGAGTAGACCCCGACTAGTATGGCAGCAGCCAGGATAATTCCACCAACCTTTTTAGCTATCTTTTTCAACGAATTCCTCCTTCTTTTGTAATAGCCTCTTCCCTGCGTATGCCCCAAAGACAAGGCCGAGCGTTGTTGCAAAAGCCTGAAATGGGGCTGTCGGAAAGAACGTAGCCCAGACGTAGCTTGCGGTGAGCAGCCCAATGGCTATTAGCACGGCATGTGTTGTTCTAAGATTCAATAGAAAATATCCTCTGTCTTTGCAGTCCCCTTCTTTCCCCTCGGGTTTTCTCTATAGGGACTGTCATAAGACTTTGATTCCAATTTTTCAAGCTCACCCCTAAGTAGGTTCTCGAACTTTTCTATCCTCTCCTCTAGCTCACGCTCTGTCTTTGGTGGGTTTTTCTTAGACTCTTCGGCAAATTTCTTCTTGAGGTCATTTATCTTCCACTGAATTCTGGCCTCTGCATTATTCCTTGTGTACTGAAGCGTGAACTTGTCCATAAACCATGCCATTGTCCCAAGGTCATTCTGAAGTGCCTGGTATGCTTTTTGTTTCTCCTCACTACGCATACCCTTGAATATAGATGTAATTGGGAGTAGCCTTTTCACCGTATACTTGCCCATGTCGTATAGTATTTTATGTGTTGGGTCAAAGTTGTTCCAGATGGGAGTAAAGTCAACACCCTGATTTGAAAGCATCTCGTGACCAAATTGATAGAGTGGGTTTAGGTCCCATTTTAGCCTATTAAGTATACCCCTAACCTTGTCTGGCTCGTCCCCAATACTTTTGAATCTGTGGTAGTATCTTAAGAACACGTTATCTGGCGAGGCAGCGTGAACTACCATCTCTCTCTTGTTCCCCTCGTCATCTATGTACTCCTTACTGTACTTTAGCCCGAACTGGTCAGTCTCGAATCCAAGAATATGGAACGTCATCTCCCTTAGGGCGACAGCACTAAGTAGGCCACCAAGGGCCTTCGCCATATGCTTTTCTCTCACAGATGGCTTGTCTCTAAGTCCAGAAGCATACTGAAGATGTTTTCCTGCCGAGCGAATCATTTCCGTCTGTGCTGCCATCATGGCTATCTTGAATGTAGGTGTGAAGAATATCTTATTAAGAACGACCCTGGTTCTTGGTGGGATAGATGCGTAGTCCCCGTGTATTCTGGCAGCCATATATGCAGAGTCCTTCGCTGTTCTTCCCTGCATCTTATATTTGTTATACGTAACCAGCCTGATAAATTTATCCATCGTCCAGGCTGCATCCCAGGACATCCTGTATATTGGTGCTTTCTTCTGTCTTTTGGCTTGCTTTGCAAGCACGCTTCTTTCGGACAGGGCCTTTATGTCTTCGTTGAACTTCTCGAAGTGGGGTGCGAATGGCGTCGAGGCCAGACCCCAATACATAGCCTCCCAATAATCCGTTGTCTTCTTAGTTATATCCTTAACGGCTTTTTGTATAGCCTTAGGAAGATGCCTACTTGTCAATGTTCCAGCCCAAAACGCCTGCTTCACGTCATACATTGGAAGGAAGAACGGGTTGTAGAACTGGAGCATCTTTATTGTTCCGAGGGTCCTACTGATTCCAGGTGGCATCCAACTATCCTTCATAAGCTGCTTTGCCAGATAGTCGGCAAACTCTGGGTGGGCCTCGAATCCACGAAGGCTCGGGAACTCTCTCTTCGGAAGGCCAACATAACCCTCGCCCTCACCCTTCGGCTTCAGCATGCCCTCTCTCTTTGCGTCGGCAAATATATCGGCAAGGCTCAACTTGTGTGCAACATTGTGAACATAAGAGGCAAGGACCGTTTTTGCGTCAAGGTCTTTTGGCTCTATCTCGCCCTTCTCAATGAGCCACTTAAAGAACTTTTCTATGTCGTAGGTTTTTCTTGCCCTAAAGAACTCAGTCATCACGGAACCAGTTCTGTGTGGGTCCTTCGCAAACAGCCCCTCTAGCATCTGCCTTGTTATTGGTGTATACCTGACCCCCTGCTCTTCTATGAATCTACGGGCAGTGTCTATCTCGTCAAGCCTTTGGTTTATCTCGTAGATTCTCTCGACTGGCCTTATTTTCATTCCAGGGGCATCGTAACTTGTTGCATATTGTTCCCAGTGTCTTTCGCCCTTATCCACCTCTGCCTTTAATTTCTCCAGGAACATCGTGGCGTCTTTGAACCGCATCTCCCCGACGGCAATAGCAGCATCCTTGGCAAGCTGCTGGGCCTCGTTATATACCCTTAGATTTCTAAAAGACTTTGCATATTTACGTCCAAGTTCCTCCAGGACCTCAAGTTTCTGTTCAAATTTTTGCTTCCCTTCAATAACCCTATCTATACGTCCCTCGCTTGTCCGTTGTATATTATTTTGAATCTGCGTGAATACATATTCCTCAAAACCTGGGTCCCTTAGGTAGAATAAGACCTTATCTACCTTCTCCTTCACGTTAGCATGTGAGCCTTTAAAAAAGGCAGGGTCCTGAGACATTCTATGAAGGATATCCCCAGTGTGCTCTGCCACATGCCCATACACCTGGGCTATTTGAGACCCCACAATATTTTGGCCAGCTTCCTCTGGTGCTCCACGCTGCTTAACGGACAACTCATGAAAGAGCTTGTCTCTATGGGCACGGGTGAGCGTTCCTGGGTCTCTTTGATATAGCTTCTTAAGCTGGTCGTTAAGCTCGACCTCCTCCTCCATCATTCTGGCTAAGAGTGAATCTGGGAAGTCTGCTGGGATATCTTTCTTTTTTAGCTTTGCCTGCCATGAGTCAAGTATTTTCATCATGTCTGAGTGGGCGTCCTTGAATCGAAATACCTTATCCTCTGGGAGTTTCTTCTTCCCGACGAGAACGGTAAGGTCTTGCCACTCAGCATCTGTAAAGTCATATTTCTTCACCAGGTCTTTGACCTGCTCTTTTGCCATATCAAGGTACATGTCTTTTCTTGTGAAATAACTCTTAAAAGACCTACCTGTGTCTGGGGCACCAAGCCTCTCAAAACGTGGCTCTATTTGTAGTGCATCGAGTATTTTCCTTGACGCTGTTTTCCATTTCTCGGGGAGTGGGAGCCCAGAATAATATTTGATATAAGAATCGACCTCAACTGGGTTTGTTGTAAAGCCCTTCTCCTTATATTCTGCACGTGGGTCGACGCCAACCTTCTGCGTTCCAGACTCGTTTTTTACTTTCCTTATAAACCCGTACTCTTCTGGGGCCTTCCTGTATTCTGTTGTTGAGCGTAAGTACTCGTCAATATAATCAACCCTGTCTTCTGCATTTTTAAGTTTATCGTACTTCTCTTTATCTATACCGAGTGCCTCAATAATCCCAGACCTATCCAGTTTATTTATCATATATTTGGCGTTGACTGTTTTTGTGGCCTTGTCCATCTTGGGATATCTTTCCATAAACTCGGTAAACGGAACCCTTCTGCCACCACCAGTTTTACCAAGTAGGTACCACGTAAGGCCACCCTCTGCCCTCTCCTCTGGGGTTGCTGTGCCGACAAGTAGTTCCCATATATTCTCTGGGGCCCGTTGCCCCTGTGCGGTCACTCCTCCAAATGTAAGGGCTGCAAGGCCTTGTAGTGATTTTGGAAGCTGGCCTATTGCCCCGAGTGTACCGTGTGTTAATGAGCCAGCAATGGCCCCCTGAACTGCACCAGTGGCACCACCGTGTTGGTACCCCTTAAGGCCACCGTGCAAAACCATGCCTGGAAGTCCACCACCAAGGGCCGTAATCTCGGCTATCGCTGGGGGTGCACCACCCAATCCAGCAAAAATGTCCCCAAGTGTCCCTTGTCGTCCTCTTCCTCTTAAATATTCAGATTGGGCACCCCATTCCTCGGCTGCACCACCGAATAGCCCACCTTCTTTTTCACCACCAGGCCTGTATTCTGGTTCGTAGTATTTACCAAGCCCAGTAACTTTCTTGAGCCATGCGTTGACATCTGCTAGACCCTGGGCCGTATCCGCAGCACTTCCAATCCATCCACCAAGGAACCTGTCTACGAGATTCATTAAGTCCTGGCGTACTCCACCCTCGGCAGCTTTCGCACGACCCCTCTCGAAGGGTGTCATTGTTTCATCAAGAGGGTCCCCGTAGAATATATCCTCTGTCCTTGCCATTCCTGGCTGACTAGAATAGAACAAGTCCTCAGTTCTTGCTGTTTCAGGCATTATCACCTCGTAGTGTACCTTGATTGATTACTAGGTGGCCTGTAAGAGGATGTTTGCTCTGGCTCATATTTATTCCACTCATTATTCCCCATGTATATCATCCAGTCACCTTTTTTTATCCCCATTTCTGGAACGTCTTTTTGTGCTTTCCTTACTGTTTTTCCAGGGGTTGGCTCACCAGCCCCAGCTTCTTTCTGGAGCCCACCACCAAGGTATCTTAGTTTTCCCTTTCTAACAGATGCTATATCTTCACGTATCTGCCTGATAACATTCATCTGTGCTTCATCGAGTGGCTGCTTCATCTCGAGTTGTGTCGCAAATTCTCCGAGTGCATCGAAGTACTGGTCGAGGAGTTGCTCCTCTTGCTGTTTGGCAAGTATGCTCTCTGTCAACCCAGCCCTTGGACCCGTATACTTCGAGCCAATCCTACCCCTCTCCTCTTCTAGCCTGGCCCTGGCACCCTTCAGGGCTGCGTATTGCCCCTGTAGTACCTCGAGCTTCTTTGCCTCTTCCTCTGCATCTGCCTTTTCCGCATCAAGCCTCGCCCTCTTCTGTGCCTCAAGCCCAGATTGATAGTTTCTTTCTCTCTCACGACCAGCCTCCTTAATCATCTCTCCAATCATGGAAATCTGGACTGGTTTATCGAGCTTATAAAATTCCTCTGGTTTCATCTTGAAGTGTTTAGATGCCTCGTTCGCAAGGCTCGGTGGAATCATAAGGGGTTCCTGGGATTTTGCGTATTCTTTTTCATCAAGTTCTACGCCCCTCTCCCTTACACGCATACCCCTCTCTTCAATACCAGCCTTTCTTTGCTGCTCCTGCATGAGGGCTTCCCTATCTTTATGGGCCTGCATATCAGCAAGGAACTTCCTGAAAAGAAGGTCTCCACGTGGACTGCTAGACCCTGGGTCGAAAGCACCATACGGTATTGCTTCTGGTCCCCTGATTATTCTAGCCATTAGTAACCTCCCATCATATTCCAAATATCACTCATGTCCCTCGCTGGGGGCACTGGTGTTGTTGGCATGTCTCCACCTCTGTTCATGAAGTATTGCAGCCAATCACCACCAATGTTCATTAGTTGCTCAAAACCAGACGGCCCACCGCCACCAAAGCCAAATGTAGTTGGATTCATCCCAGCAATTTGCAAGGCGAACGGTAAGAACGGATTCATCTGGTATTGGTTCATAGACTGATTCTGCATACCTTCCATACCCTGTTGTAGCCCCATCATTCCAGAGGCTATCTGTAGTGGCATCATGGCCTGTGTATTCGCAAGGTTGAACAGTGCGTTCGCAGCATTTTGTTGAAGTCCAGCAGCACCAAGGCCAAATTGTCCTTGGGCACTTCCGATATTCCCCATGCCCATGGCTGCCTGTAACGCTAGGTTGCGAGCCATTTGGTCCTCAGAGACCTGTGCCTGGGCTGCTGCAAGCCCCATGTTTTCACCCATTCTCTCTGTCTCTCTAACAATGTTAGATTGTAGTGGTGTCGACCATCTTAGTCCACCAACGCCAAACTGCTCTGCAAGGTCTCTCCCCTTCTCTTCGAGGTATCTATTCGCTACTGCTTTCTGTGCATCATAGATGCCACTGACATCAACTGGGGAACTCATAGAGGCCAATGGGTCCAGGTATCCAAGTGCCGAGGCAAACGCCCCAGGCTCAGAAACCATTCCACCCATCCAGTCTTGAAGCTGAGCTCCAAGGGCATCAAACATCTCTTGTCCTGGGAATGTAAACGGTTGCTCTTCACCAGTCCATGGCTGTCCAGGCTGTGCTGTATTTGCAAATGGGTCATCTGTGCCAGAGTCTAAACCAAGGGCTGCGAATGGGTCATCTGTTGGCATTGTATTTGAATAGGGGTTGTAATCCTCAAATCCAGCCATTTCCTCACGCATACTTCGCCTGTTCATTCTGTCGTCATATCTGCTTCTATCTACATTAATCATTAGAATCCTCCAGTGGGATATAATCCTTGAAGATACGGAGTATTCTGCAACTCGTAGGGCGTAAACCCACTCGGCATGCTCCAGGCCATCCCTGGGTCAAGCCCAAGCTGCTCTTCCATTTGTCTCTGCATTATTAGGTCTCCGTAAATTCTAAACGGGTCGTTCCCTCTCCATGGGTCCTGGACCATACTTCTGTTTGATTGGGCTGGTGTAAACCTAGAGGTTCCACCCATCCGTATTCCACCCATTCCACGGCCTTTTCCAGCAGGTGGCTGTGGCATGCGATTGTTTGGGTAATATCCACCAGAATTCCTGAGGCTTCCACCTGGTATATATGGGTCTGGTTTCCAGCTTCCTGGATAATAAGTACTCTGTCCACCACTGGTGTAATTCTGGTACGGATTCATATACATATTATTCCTTGTGCTTCTTGAGCTTTCCCTGCCATATGGAGAACTGCCCCTTCCCTGTCCGTAATAAAAATTTTGTCCATAGCCTGGCCCTGAATAGCCAGACATTCCTGTGTATTGATATGGGTTTCTAGGCATTAGAAATACCTCCTTGGCTGCTTCCCGTACATTCCGTAGCCACCACCGTAGTTATATCTTGATGGCTGTAGCCCAGCCATTTGATAAGCCATTCCAAGGTCCTTCTCTGGAACTCCTGGCCTACCTGGGATTTTATACCCAGGTGCACCTGGAAGGGCGTTGTTTCCTGGGGCTGTGCCACCAGGGCCCTCTATAGGTTGCGTAGCAGGAGATGTACCACCTGCCCCTGGATAATTATACCATGACCATTGGCCTGCTATATCTCCAAACTTGCTCCCAGCAGCCTCATTTCCCCAGTTCCACCCAGAGTTAGGGCCATACATACTCCAATATGGGTGACTTCTGTCATAATTCTGTGCCTGATGCTGTGCGTATTGCTTGAAGAAATCAGACCCAGCAAAGTAGTCCATCCAATCTTTCCCATATTGAGCACGAAGCTCTGGGTCGCTTGTCCCCTCTGGCTTTGCCATGTAATAATTTAGGTAGTCTAAATCCATCTGGGGTGTAAGGTCAGATAGGCTTCCACCTCGCTTTAACATCCGCTTAACCTGTCCAGCATCTTGCCATCCGTATTGTGGACTCCAAACAAGCTGTGCAATCGGGTCGAGCCTTGCTGCCCTATACCAATCTCCACCACCGAGGTCTATATTTCTCCAGTTTCCACCATACTTATTTTGTACGTCTTGTAGTGTCGGCATCGTTACCTCCAATCATTCCAATAATGGGTTTGAAGCCTGTCTTGGCCATTGATGTCAATTTTTTCAGAAACATCTGTGAATAGGCTCTTTAGCCTGCTCTTTGGGTTCTTAAAAAACCGAGAATATCTTGTCTGCTCAATGGTCTGCGGAAAAACAGCAGACATCTCCCCCGTCTTTAATCTATTAATCATGCTGCCATCCGTCTTCTTGAGCCAGTTCTGCTCATTCCTGGTGCAGCAAGCTGTCTCCTTGAGATTTGCTGCCTTGGTGGGCCAGACGGCCCAGGCATGCCAGGCATGCTTCCCCCACCAGTCATCTGCCATCCAGGGTCAGTGTATGGACCCATTCCATATGCCTGAGAAACCATATTCATAATATTATATGGCATCTGTGGCACTGGCCTGAACATATGTGGTTGAGATAGTTTATTCTGTATGTAATTCATAAGGTACTGGTTGAACTTTTGTGCTTGTGGGTCAAGGTTTGAGTACCCAGTGCTTCCCACTTTATTTTGGTCTCCACCACCAAAGATATCCTTACCAACGTCTATTGCTGCTGGTAACGCAGAAACGGCTGCTGCTATGCTAGTTAGTGCTGGCATTTCTCTCCTCCCTTAATAATCTTAGCAGATATTGGGTCTTTGGCTCTCCATTCCACATGAACCCGTATTTCTGCCTTCCTTCTATTTTAAACCCGAAGTGCTTGGCCCAATTAAGCATCTTGCTCTCTGCTGTATCTGTATACAGCCTTATCAGGTCAAGCTCTTCAAAAATGATATCGACAACTTCTCCTATTTGCCTATAAATCTTGTGATTAAATTGCTTCTCGTCCCACCACTTGAAGTAAACGGCTGCCTGGTAACCTGGTGTTATTTGGAGAAACCCAAGTATGCCAGCCCAATCACCTATCTCGTAAACAAGATTAAGCGACCTTACTTCCTGCGGTATGCTGGATGGTGGGAATAACATGGCCAGCCGAAGATGGCACTTCTGTATCGTACGCCATTCGTCAGATAGCCACAACTCATTCTTCATGTGCATCTTAATGAGTTGACCAGCCTTCCAGCGAGTTAACTGCATCAGCTTGATGTCCTTAGTTGGATGGGCCAAAAGGTTTAAATTTACTGCATCCATTTACCACCTCGCACCCTCTCTCCACTTCTCAGACGACCTTGGTTTTATGTAAAATCCAATGTCCACATGGACAAAACTCTTACCATCGGTATCATATACCCCCATTCTAAATGACGGGTAAACTTCATCAACGCACCTTGCAAAACGTCTCGTCTCTTCTACATTCGGAAGGTCAGTATCTATCGCCAGGCCGAACATATGAACAGATAAGTGAGTGCTTAACGGATGGTCTGGACACCTGTATCCACTACTTATAGGAGGAACGTACCCAAACTCGTCCACCACCAGTCCATATTTCAACTGTAGGAAATTATATACTGGCTCGTCATAAAAATCTGGGGGCAGCTTACCACAGTGGCTACATTTATATTGCTCAAGGTCTATGGTCATTTCTTAGTTCTTTTTCCTGGGGTAACTTTCTTCGGCACCTGTGGTTTAGAGAGTTCTCTGTAGGCGTCGGCTTTCCCAGACAAGGCGATAAGGCGTGCATCTATCTTCTGGACCTCTTGTTGCATCCTTTGAATCTGGGCAACATAGCTTTGTCTTTGCGAGACGAGCCTCGTAGACTCGCCCTCAACTTCCTTCAGTAATTCTTTCAATCTTTCCATTTTTTAGCCTCCGAACCTCTCCCGAAAGTTCTTTGACCTTGTTGCTCAGTTGTTCTATGGCACCGAGCATCAACCCTGTCATATTCTTATGAGAGATAAGCCCTCCCTTACTTCTGGGTGCACCAAGTACACCACACCTGACAAGGTCATCTTCGTTATATTTTATAAATTCATTAAACTTCCCAGCGAACACTTTCTTCACATCGTGAACCATGGCCAGGTCATCATACTCATCGAAGGCACTAGGCCCACCATCATAGAGAACATCTCCATCCTCGTCTACAATAAACACGGTGGCCCAGGAACCACCAATATACCCACGTACGGCAAATATGTTTGCATCTGCACCAACATTCTGCACACCAGTCCCGTCTTTCTTAATTGCCCTCGCCTGTACTGGAGCATTAGCTGTCCCATCTTTGTTTGTGTCGTCTGTTGTGTATATAGATAGGAAGTCTACACCCACCTCATTTTCTGTAAACCCACAAATCTGTAGTCCACCTTCAGTGCTGTTAAATTTTTTAAAGACTCCGTATGTGTCTGTCTCTGCCTGTGTTGTAACACCATGAGCTACGCTTGTGGACTTCAGAGCTATGATAGCGTCGCTATATGCACGCTGTTGAATAACTAGACCAGTTGTAACATCCGCACACGCATTATCTCCAAGAATCCACTTACAAGTACCCCCCGTATCTGGCGAATATAGGCTACCATCTCCTGTTACCATGAATACCGCTGTACCCCAGTTCGAAAAAACACAAAGGTTTTCGTTATCTTCTAGAGTGCTTCCATCTGTACCAGACTTCTCGGCACCCCAAATCTCCACGGGGGCATACGAGGTTGTCTGATGCGTAGACGAACCAGTCTGCGTGATGCCTATAATTGCCACACCTTCGGAGTTTCCATCTGAAGCCCCCCACACACGTAGCCCACCTGATGGACCAGATGCCTTAGAGAACCATCCGAATGTATCGGTATCGGCACGAGTCGTAATTCCATGTGCAACGTCAGAGCTTTGCAGGGCGAGAATCGTGTCGTCAGAGGCACCTTGGTATATAGTCAGTCCCTCGGTCATCTTGGAAGATGCTGCAGTCGTACCTATTATAACTGACCCACCATCATCAAAGTATATTCCGTTTCCACCATCGCTTGTCCACTCGCAAGCACCACCAGACGGCATGTCATCGAAGTCTATCTTATAGTGTACCTCGTCGACTGTGTCATAGTAAAGGAAGAAGTCTCCAGATGTTACCCCACTATCTTCGTCAAGGGCGTCTATGTCTAAGTGTACATCACATTCTGCTGGCGAGCTTGTGGAGTCAACCTCAATTCCCTCTGTTCCAGTAATGGTTGCGAGAAACCCAGAAAATTTCCAGGTCTCAGTAAGGTTGTCCCAGTATATTGTTTCTTTTGTAAGGGCTGGATAAGACAGGTCTTCTGCTAAATCCGTCAAGATACCATTAAGAATCAGAGATGTTCCATCTATCTCAAGGCCAGAGCCACAAGAGGCCCAGTCCAGTTTAGATTCTGAATCGTCCCAGATAACAATCCTATCGGCACCTGGGTCAGACAGGTCTTGAAGCCCGAGGTGGTCTATGGATAAAGTTGCGTTGCCGTTTGCCCCACCATCTGCAAGGGCAAGCCCAGTACCAGCCGTCAGGACTCTTTCCGCACTCAGGTCTCCGTTAAGGGCTATTACCACATACTGGGCATCCGTAGGTGCCAGGGTTCCAGCCCCAGGAAGGTCATCGTAATCTATCTTATAAAAATCTTCATCTGTGGCGTCGTAGTAAATAAACCAGTCGCCAGAGGCAGCACCGCTATCTTCCACGAGGGAGTCGATGTCGAACGAAATATCGCTCGCTGCTGATAGGGCTATCGGAAGAGATGCTGTCAGGTTTGTTTCATTCCATATGTCAATTTCCGAATCGGCCGTAACAACTCCGTCGGCATCTGTTTTTAAATACCCAGCACCGTAGTTTGAGAACGTAAGGTCAGCATTAAACCGTAGGTCTTGGTCTGCTGGGTCAGCAGCCATAACTCCGTATATGATGGCGTTCGATAACTCAGTTGCGATATCGGCACGGGCCTGATTGTCTATGATAAGCAGGTTGCTGTTTGTTGTCTGTTCGGAACCAGCGTAATAGCCAAGGAAAATATTGCTGGCACCAGTCGTCACCTGCCACCCAGCGTTTCTTCCAAGTGCCGTATTGTAACCTCCAGTGCTGGCACTGTATAAAGCAGCACGCCCTATTCCCGTGTTGCCAGTGTGGGAGTCTCCACCGCTACCAGTTCCTGCCCCTTGCCCAACGTATGTATTGTAGTCTCCATCTACCTGTTCTCTTCCAGCGTATGTACCAACATAAACATTGTGACTTCCGTCCTCAAGCTCCTCGCCAGCATAATATCCAAGACACGTATTCCACTCTCCAAGAGCAAGGCTATCTAGGGCAGCAAGCCCAATCGAAACACTTGCAGTTTCTGGAACAGCCTGTGGAAGCGTTGTCCCTAATGATGTTCCAGATAGTGTTAACGTCGAGCCAACACTAAGCCAATCTGTCTTTGTTTCGCTGTCATCCCAAAAAATTATTCGGTCACCACCTGGGTCAGACAAATCTTCGAGACCTAGATGCTGTAAATAAAGAGATATAACACCGTCGGCCCCTCCGTCTGTAAGGCCAAGACCCGTGGACACACCAAGTGTCCTTTCATCAGTAAGGGTAGCATCCCCAGATACAACTACGTATTCCGCATCAACTGGGGCACTCCCAGCACCCATGGAATCGACATATGCCTTGATGCTCTGTTGTGTCGCAAGGTGCGTCTCGGAGTCAGACGACATATCGTCCTCGTCCTTAACTGGCACATCAAGGTTTGTTCCATCTATAGAGATAAAATCATTCGGAGTCAGCCACTTCAGGGCCCCCTCCCCGTCATCCCAGAATACTATTTTATCGGCCCCTGGGTCTGACAGGTCCTCGAAGCCAAGGTGTCCCCATGTCCATGTGATTGTATCTGTGGCAGCAGTTCCAGTGATTGTTACCGTTCCGTCACCAGCGAGCGTAAGTGTGTCTGCCTTCTGGTCGGCTACAACATCATTAGTTATCCCAGTTATTGTCTTAAAGGCCCAGTAATCATTTAGGTGGTACTCGAGGTCCTCAGTAAAGTCCTCCCCAGCCTCGGTCAAGGCTATGTATAATCTTCTAAGATATTCCTTAATATCATCGGTATTCTCAATAGAGTCTGGGTAAGGATATATCTTTCTGCTTTCCAGGGACATTAAGAGACCTCTTTATATCGACCCCTCGGATAAAAAATTATATTTACCCCAGTCCATATGAATCTCGTATTTGCACTCGCAGAGCTTAGGCGTATGACGAACTTCTTCCCAGTGCACTCGGCAGCACTCCCTCTCATAAAATGGAAGTCTGCTATCTTCTGGGTACCATCCCCCGTACCTAATGTTAGGGTTTCCGTAATCCAATTCTCACCTCCATCATTACTTAAGTGTGCTGTTACTGGTGTGTCGGCATCCACGTCGATATACTCGAGAAGTATTCTGTCTACTGTAAAATAATGATTTCTATATTGCTCAAACTGGTCTGTGAAATCTAAGTCCTTACTTGTCCATTGGCACATAAATGTCTTTGAGTTGTCAGAGTCGTAATCACAGCTGAATACATACGAAGCACCGTATGTTCCAAGGTATTCCTTGTGTACGTCGTCGGCTGCAAACGATACCAATACGTGTTCGCAAAGGTCAACGTCTAGGTCTGCATTATTTTCGTGTGCCATTTTTTTAGGATATATTTAAGGGCATTTGCCCACTTCCTAGTTGTCCATAAAGGAACATCTGCCTAAGCATATTCATAAACGGGTTCATCCCGAACCCACCAGGTCCCATCCCCATCCCAATGGAAGATGGTCTTAAGCCACCACCAATAGATGCCATTGGGCTAGGCATGTTCCACATTGGAACTGGCATATCTAATCGCAATCCAAACCTTGGGTCTGGTCGGTTCGATAAGCCACCACCAATAGATGCCATCGGGCCTTGAGACGGCTGGATGGATGCCCGTCCCCTACCACCCACCGTAGAGCCAGAACCTCTTTTATTTGCAAGGTTCGCACCAATCCTTGGGCTACCTACACCCCCACCAGTTCTTACGTTTTTGTTGTCTTTTCTCATTAATTCGCTCCTTGTCCACCACCAGTTATTTCATCCCAAAACTCGTAGCTTGTCCACTCTTTTTCTTTGTAATCCCATACAAAGACATATCTCCCCTCAGAGGTCACGACAGACCATAGGGCTTTATTATATCGTGGTACTGACCACGCAAATGCCTTCCTTCTTTCTGCGTCGCTCACCAGGCTCGAGAATTTATCCCTAATTCTCTCCCCTATACTGACTGGTTGGTCACCTTCGATAAAGTAAAAATCGTCATCCCCAAGGAAAGCCTCAGAGCCAAGCACTGAAACCTTACCCCACGGGGCACACAGACCAATACCATTCCTTTGTGTTGGGAAAATTACTGGTGCTGTTGAAACCCCAGTACGCCTACCGAAGATTATCGACTTACGCTTATACACAATAAGCATATTACCAACCTTACCAAGTCCCATTATATGGTCGTTTGTATCAAGCAGGTCTACGCTTCCAGCCGTAGAGTCCGTCCAGTCTGTGGGGTCGCCCTCTTTAGACCACTGTACCGACCACGGCTCTCTTGTGCCAGATATCTCAAGGTCGGCAAGGAAGAGCCTATTGGCATATTCTATGGCAAACCTAGCTTCCTTAGCATTTGTGGAATCAAGGTCTGTGGCATTTTCGCCGTCCTCTCCACTCCAGTATTGGACATTAACGTTTCTATTCGTGAAACAAAACTTGTTATCAACTATTGCAACCGACCACCTGTCTCCATCTGGGACGCTGTAAACCTTCCTGATTGTGGCATCCTCCCCTGCTGGAGATGCGTGATTGTTTTCGTATGCGGTAGCAAGCGTCAGGGTGGTCTCTGTCCCAGGGTCTCCAGATATTTTACGCCAGCTTGCATCTGGCTCTATCTGCTGGTCGGCCCAGTCACTATCTAATATAAAATAATCACCGTCTTCTATCCCATCTGTTTGTAGCTCCGCAGCAGCCTCGAATGTAACATCTACGCCGTCTATTTCGTCTACCTGCTTCGTTCCAGTGTAGGCCTGCCTTGGGGTTCTATATTGAAATGTCTCGTCTGTCCCCGTTTTTACTTGCAGGAGGTCTGTGTCGGTTAGCATCATTGTGTGACGGGTCCCATCACGGGTCCTAAATGTCCATGCACCATATAGCTTTGCATCGGACCTCAGAGTCCTGTGAGATGTATACCCACACCTCTTCCTAATCGAGTGCCTAAACACATCCACGTTTAGCGTAGGCCAATTCGCAGCAGAGGGGTGCATAGTAAGGGGCTGCTTAGACATATCATATGTATGCTCAAGCGGATTGATTACGAATGTTTCTTTAGCCATGACCTATTCCGTACAAACAAAACTCCTTCGTTGTTCGCTTTTTCTGCTTTTTCTCTGTACTCGCCATTGCCAGTGACGAGAAATCTTAATTCCCAGGCCTCCTTGAAGTCTGGCAGGATATCCGTAGCTCTCTTAAAATACTCACCTGCCTTACAGTACATATTATAATGCCTGTAAATCTTACCAACTAACAAGTTAGCCTCTGCCTTATATTCATCAAGATAGTTTTCATTTAGAAACTTTTCAAGCCACGCAATAGCATCGTCCCACTCCTGGTTGTGTGCATAATCCCTTCCAAGGTAAAACTTTTCCCTGGTCAATGTGGGGTTCTTTGAAAGGGATTTGAGAAGGATTCTTCTCGTGCGAAGGGGGTCGACGTCGTGGTTTGGACTTCGCCCGTATTCTATCTTAATATCACAGGGGTTTCTTTCAGACACATTCAATGTGGGATGGGCTGCCCCCACCCAGCGTATGTCTACGAATCTCCTGTATATCCTCGGGTGTCTCCAGTATGACTCTCCGTCGCTACTGGCTATCTTGACGTCCCAAGAATATCTTCCTTCATTATCTCCGAGTGTACATAATTTGTGAACATCGGACATCGGTGAACATAGTTTTTCATCAGCATCTATGTAGAGCTTCCAGTCATGTATGCCACGAGTATCAGCGAAATTATGAGTAAAAGCAAAATTATCCATCCACGGAAAATCATAGACTCTCGCTCCATACGACGCTGCGATTTCCTTAGTCTTGTCTTCTGAGCCCGTATCAACGACGACGATATCAGACGCTTCTCTGACGCTCTCAAGGCAATCACCTATACAGGACTCTTCGTTCTTTGCTATAATGCAAACAGAAACATTACCATCCTGAGCCAGCTTGGGTTCCTCCGTATTTAAAAGTTACATAGTAAAGAACTATGCCCTTCCCTCCCTTGGTGACTGACACCGTGGGTGATATCACCGTTCGGGCCAGCATGTCCCCAGCCGTATCATCGTTAAATATACCAACCTCTTTTATTGTTCCGTTAGCCGTCACGGTTGCCTGTGCCCTAAATAGAAGTGTGTCCTCTGGATAGAGAACAGACACAAGGCTTACAGTGGCTGCTGTTCTGTATAATTCACTCCCAAGGGCCGTGTCTGTTATTTGGGCAGCAGTATCGTCGTCTCCAACGGCTAAATAAGCCCAAGCATCAGCCGTGTCCCCTCCCCACAGCTTAAGCATTTCTGTCTTTCCAGCCGTGGTAATCATTAATATGTCCCCTGGACTATATAGTAGTCTATAATAGCATTTACAATTCCATCCGAAGGAACCTGACGTGTTGTTGTCGTCAGGGATTCACCTGGAACAAGGGCATATGGAGAATGTCTTGAGTAAAGTATTCCACCAGCAGCCAGGTCAAATACACCAAACTCACTATAATCATCTCCCTCTGTAAGGCCAGTAAACTGGGCAGTAAGCCTAACACGTGATGTTGTGTATGTCACGGTTGATGAAACTCTGCTTGCTATCTCATTTCCCATGGTGACATCGTATGGGCTTAAATTGTCTGTGCCGTCTCCGATTCCAACATAGAGTATGGGGCTGGCATCACTATCTCCCCTTGCCAGCTTCGCAAGAAACTTAGCCCCCTCGAATGTAAGAACACACGTCATTGTCATTTTTTATACCCACCACTTCTGTGTATATATGTTGGACTTGGATGTACAAACATATTCCTTCCAAGCTCCTCTTTCTTATACAGGCCAATCATTTGGTCCAGCATAAGGCTTAGGGCCTTGGCCTCTGTATCGAGAGACTCGTACTCATTCGTCCACCTTAGTCCTTTCAGCAGTGCTATTTGTAGGATTATTTCATCCCACTCTGCACCTATTGATGTTACCCCAGTACCCTCGAGGTTATCGACCACCTTTCCATGGTAGACCCTTATTGTATCATCTGTTGTTCCTGGGGTTGGATGTAGGTATATATAAGAGCCTCTTCTCACCCACTGTGTAGGGTCTCCCTCTGCGTTTGTGTCGTCTCTGTCTGTATACTTGACATATTCTCTCCACGGTATTGGCTCTAGCCATCTATTGTTTGTCTCGTCAAATATATCATGGATATATGTTGCACCAGTCGGAACATCTATGTAAGCCGTCCCGTCTGTTGTTGTCTTGTCTGTGCTTGTTTCAATCTGAGGGAACCTGAAGTTATATTCCTGACCGAGTATCTTTCTTGCCGTAGTAAGTTCCCTATAGGCAAGATTCACCCATACACCATATAGGTTTTCGGCATCGTCAGTAGCAGCCTCATAGTCTGTTCTTTGCCCAAGCTGGAATTTCAGGTATTTCTTAAAGTCGTCAAACCCCCAGTCACCCATCGTCTACTCCTCTTTCTTGTCTTCCTTGTCCTCGATGATTTTACACAGGACCTCACGCCATCCAATTATCCTGTGTGTATCATCCGTGATGTCATACTCGGCAAAATGGAGAACCGTCCCTGCCATGAATGTCACAACGACAAGGTCCCCCTCGTCAAACCCAGCCTCTGCTGCCTCTGGACCAACGGCTAGCACCTTGGCTATCCTTGTCTCCCTGCTTCGGACCTCTGGAAGCTCGAGGTCGACATTCGTTCCGTCTACCCTCTCTATTCTCTTTGATTGGGCCTTTATCGGGTTAAGTCTGATGTACATTTTATCGTGCATCATTTCAACTTGCATACAATACTCCTAGTCATTAAATATACTAGACGGCAATCTTGATTTGTCGATTTCTTTTCTTCTTGACCTAAATCTAAAGTGGTACGGGCAATAGAGCTTGCCCTCATACTTATAAAGCATGCTCTCAGGCCAAGGAATCATGTAAACCTTTTCGACAGCAACATCGTCCGCTACTAGCGTTGCCCCCGAATCTCCCGAAACAGCCTCGTTGTCCTCAAAACAAAATATCCCATCCTCGTCATCTTCCGTCACGCCAGTACAAGATTCTAGCACCACGAATCCAACAGCGTCTCCACCAGCCCACGAGCCACCCTCAAGGAAAAGTTGAGTTATGGTTTCGCCATCTCCTCTTTCCTGTGTGGCCACAACCCCAGTATGCCCAGAGTTTGCCCCAGTAAGAGTTTCCCCAGCTACTGGTGCCACTGACCCCTGGTCAAACCGAAGCTCATATAAGACCCTCTTCGGCCCACAGAGTGTACACACCCCATAAGAGGAGTGGTTCTTAGTGGGCCACGGGTATCTTATTTTAAGAGTGCTCATTATCCAATAAATAAATGAACCACGGCACTAGCTGACAAGTCATCCATGGCCAGATTTGGAAAATATCTTCCACGTCTGTGGCCATGTCCAGCGAAGTCAATTTCCCAGGCAATAACCTCTGTGCCTGGTGACTGAATCTTGAACTCCGTGACTGGCTCATAGACCTTCCAGTTGTAGATTTTACCATCTTCCTCTGTTGGGTCTTGGGCAGCGTCTACCGTGATGTTGTTGTTATCAGCGTTCGTAGCAATAAGAAATGTTCTCTCATTGTTCCCCGTGCTAGTCCCTGTAAATTTCACAATTTGTCCAGGGTTAATTGTTGTAGTAGGCCAGTTCCCAGTAGACTCAAACTCTTGCCCGTTCACTGATGTCATAGTTTCATTTGTCTTTGTCTGTGTGGGAGTTGAGCCATTATCCCACGAAACAAATAAAGCACTATCACCAGCGGAGTTCGGGTAAATTATGGCCTTTTGTATCAGGACGGGTTTTTCTGTGATGATTCCAGCAGTGTCTAATTTCCATGTCCTTCCAGGTCCAGTGTAGTTCGCCATTAAATCCTCCTTATTTTACTTTGTCAAATCGGCAAGTCCCTTCTCTATCTTACAGAGTCAACTTCTTGCATACGTGCAAAACCCCTGTCAAGGCCATACTTCTCTTTATTTCTCTTCTCGATATACTTCAACTTATCTAGCTGTGCGTCTGTCATTGTCGGTCCCCACTCTTTTCTAAGCTGGACCTCCTGCTCTGAACGAGTCTTGCCCATTCTTGTCTTATCTTTTATTATGAAGTTAGACATTCTTATGATGAGTCTACGATATCTTTCAGCTTTGTAAGAACCGCAGCAACAAGGGTATTCGCCTCGTCGTAGTTTTGGTTGTATGCCTTTGCAGCGTCAAGAATCTGAATCAGTAAAGTAATCTGTGTCTCTGTGTCCATGTTCCCTCCAAAAAAATAAACAGGGAGGGTTTCCCCTCCCCGTAATATTCTCGGATTTATCCATCTGCTCCAGCCTGGATTCCATCGTCATCAAAGATTCCAACGGATTCTATTCCAGCCAGGTCAAATGAATCTGTTCCAACGTCGGCACTTCCGCAGTAACACGGTCCACAAACACCAGTCGAAGTCGTTCCTGAGATAGTAATAAACTGGCCAGTATCTGTCTCTTGGTCAAACCAAAGGTTTCCAAGAAGAGCCGTATGCCACGGAGATGCCCCACGGATTGGGGCTTTGTTCATGTTATAGGCGTTTCCACCTATAAAGTTACATCCCCAAATTATGGGCCTCACCACCTGATTGGTAGAGCCAACCAGGTTGATTCCACCAATGTCTCCATCGTGCTTTGCCTGGAATCGGCAATTAACGATTTGACCTTCGTTGAATCCATTTCCGTAGAGTTCAGCGTCGCCCTTGAAGGCACAATTATAGGCCGAGAAGCCAGTTGTCCCCTCTTGGGTGCGTGTCGCACCGTTACACCTTAGGTTTATGATGTAGGTAGCCCCCTCACCGAAGAAAGCTATGTTCTCGATGTGAAGACCAGGTGCGTCGACTGTCAGGTGTGTTGCGGTTTCGTGTTTCCATCTAACGCCAAGAAAATCTGTCGCCATCGGGCGTTGTGTTACCCCGATAAGTGACATATTAGCATTAGTGGCAACGACTCCACTTCCACCAGAGCCACCAAGGGTTACGGATACGTCCTCAGTATATCTGTTAAACCCAGTCCCTAGCTTGTAGGTTCTTGGTGCGATATAGATAACGTCTCCACCAGTGGCAGCAGCAACGGCAGCAGCGATAGTTTGGAAGGGTTCTGATGGTTTCTTTCCACTATAGCCATCGTCACCGTTGTCGTAGTCTACAAAATAGTGATTCGCGAACGGACTAGAGAATCTTGCTCCACCTACTGGGACTCCTCCCATGTGCATAAGGAAATCAGGTACAATACTCATTATCCACCTCCTTAAGTCTTACCGATGTAAGCGAGTCTTGGGTCACCCCATCCATAAGTGAAGAATTGTAGTGAAATCACCATTTTGTCCAGTGTCGAATCTGGAGCGTCCTTAGTAAAGAATCTAGGTTCCATGGCTGTGAAGCAGTTGAAGTCGTAACCGTCTGAGTCTTCAGCAAGGATGAACCAAGCTGTTGTTGACGATAGGCGTGGGTACTCAAAAATTCCAAGTCCCATTTTACGTACAACGTTCACAGTATTCGACATCTCTTGGGGTTTCCCCTCAGAGCCTAGAATCTCATTTGCATCTACCCAAAGTGTTGGCTCGATAACAAGTGTCTTCGGTGTCGCACCCATGTGTACCCCAAGGTCATCTTTCAGTGTCTTGAAGTAATAACGGGCATTGGCGATAGCCGTGAATGACAGAGCAGCGTTTCCGTAGTTGTCATAGTTATCGTCTGTTGAACCGTCGAGCAATCCTGTGTGGGTGTTGTGAGCGATAGCGAGTGTATCGAATCCAACGCCAGCAGTCAGAGTTGTGCTTGTCGGGTTATTCCATAGAGTCGCAAGTTCAATGTCTTTAGACTCTTTCATAACCTTACCAAGGTCTTTAGCCCATCTTGCCCACAGTTTGTACTTGTTAAAGTAGTCCATCTTGAAGGTCATACGGAATCCTGTTCCCCACTGTCTTTGGGTGTAAGTCTTTGTTGTCCCCAGGACAGGTGTTTGGATAGGAATGTTTTGACCCTCAGCAATCTCTGGAGCAGTTGTCAGACCAGCCATTCTTAGGTCTCTTTCGTACTCGTCTTTGGTTGTCAGCATGTTGTAGCATCTATCCGAATAGGTTTGAGCCTCACGTACTGTGTTGTCAAAGATTTTACGAAGACCACCAGTTTTCAGCAAGTCCTTATTGTCTGTTGTGTCGAGTGTTGTTCTTATAGTAGCCATTATAGACATCCCGTGAAAATAGAGTAAAGGAATCTGTACAGAATCCTTCCACCATCGAGTGCCCCGTCAACAGGGTGAAGGCCAACGCAATATACGTCGGTTGTTCCACCGATTGCCAGTGTGTGTGCACCTGCGGTGAATGTAAAATCAAGAATGTCGCCAATGTAAGTCTCGGCAGTTGTTGTCCCTGACGCCACCCTACTTGTGTAAATAGAGTGGATATCCAGAAGCTCTACAGGAATGTCTGTGTTGTCCACGCCAGTAGCTGTTTTCCGTGCAATACCAAGCATTGCACCAGCAGTGGCGATACAAACTTCTCCCCCTGCATCTGTCTTTACAAGGTCTCCATCGTACCAATCATTGGCTGAGGCTCCGTCGTTCTCGTCTATATGAACAACTTGTGGGTTTAACCCACTGTATAGCAATACGCTATTTGCCATTTTTGCCTCCGTTTCAATTAACGAGTGGAGGCTACCCTATTAACTCCTGAATTAGATTCTGCTCGATTTGGTCTCCCTGGGCACCTACGGCTGCCTCAAATTCGTCAATTTTCGCCTGGGCAGCGTTTTTGGAAAGCTCAATCTCTTCCCATCTACGCTTTAAGTGGTCAATAAGATTACACTTAACTAGACAAAGGTCGCCAATTTGATAGTGTCCGTTCTGATTCAGTGGCACATTCTCGGGCCAATATGGGTCATCCTTAGAAACGGGCATATACCCGAACTGATATCTCCATTCCGAGAGGTGCCTGTAGTTGTCACGGTTATCGTATCGGCACCACGAGAACCAGTATGGGGGTCGAGCCCCAGGCTCCTTGTAGCTAACGTAGACCTTGTCTTTAAACTTAAAGATTCCGTCACGATAGCGTTCTCTCTCGTAAAGCTCGGAAATTTTCTTGATATCTTCCTCTGCTTTTTTGATTTGAGTGCCAAGGTCCTCTTTCTTGCTCTCGTCTTTCGTTCTTTTGAGAGTCGCCTTCAGTGTCTTTAGGTGCTTTTCGGCATCCTCTAATTCTGAGTTATCCAAGACGGAACGTCTTAGGTCAACAACTCTTGGAAGCCGATGTCTGTGTGTTGCTCCAATCATTATCTTACTCCTCGAAGTTTCGCCTCTTCCTGGATAATCTCCTCTGCGTCCTCATACGATAGTCCATATTGGTCAGCAATCATCTTGACCTCGGGGTCAAGCTCGATAGATGGCCCTGAACCACCGCTTGGTCTTCCAGGAATCTCTTGGTCAGTAGGAGGCGGTGTGTCAAATTTTTCGTGATGTTTCGCCAGTCTGTCTACCTCTCCACGATTCAACCTAATGTGTTGGGCAGCAACCCTCCACGCTTTAGGGTCCTTCATGTAGCGTTCGACATCATGTCCTGCCTCTAGGTATGGGGCATAATACTCAAAGACGGCCTTTCTGGTTTCATCCTCAATTCCCTCGAAGAGTTCCTTTTCGGATTCCATTATCTTCTGGCCATCAGCAAATGCCTCACGTGCCCTCGAGACGTTGTCCATCATTCTAGCCTTCGCAATTTCGGCCTTTTCTTTCCCTATTTCGGACCTGACAACGGTTTCAACCGTCCCCATCGGGTCCTCATAGTTCCATTCTGGCTTCCTTTCCTCGGGCCTTTCCTTTAGCTCACTGTCTCTCTGACGCTTCAATTCCTCATGGCGACGAATTTCCTCAACACCACGCATGTAGTTTAGTTGGTCTTGATGCTCACGCAATTGCTTGCGAAGCTCTCCGACCTCCGTAGACTGCCTTCCGTATGCTGATTCTTTTTCGAGCACCATCTGGGCAAGCTCTTCGGGTGTCTTCCCTTTTAGGTTATCGGGAAGTTCGGCTTTCTTACCCCCGTCACCTTCCTCTGGGTCCTGTTTTACTGGAGCGTTCTCTTGGTCCATTACAGCAGGGTCTCCCTTTGTTGGGTCTGTCATATAAAACTCCTTATTTTAAGTCGGGGCCGAGCAGTTCACTGTCGGGTATCCCGCTTTCTCTCAATCTTTTTACTATTTTATCTGGGACTCTGGTTATTCTATCCAGAACCCTGTATTCACCTTGCCACCTAAGAATCTGTTCGAAGTCTGACTCAGTGGCTGCGTTCAATGCAGCTAATTTACCCATACTTTTTAATTCCTTTAGGTAAATCGTATAAAAAGCAGTTGTTTTAAACTGCTCCCATTCCGCTATGGCCTTCTCTGCAAACTCCGAATTTTTCTGTACAAGCCTATCGTTCATATTACCCCATCATTGGCATTTGTCCCCGCATGGGTGCCCCTGGCATTGGTGGTGCCTCCCCTGGAGGTGGTGGTCCCCCCGTACCAGGTTCCGTTGGTGGTGGGGGAGGTGGCTGTAATACCTGTTGAATATCCATCACGTCATCAATGCTAAGAACAGTATTATCGGCAGATGGGTCATTGAATTCCTTGAGAATCTCCTCCATGACCTGCTCTGTACGCTTTGCAGCCTCAACAAGCCAAATCTTAAACTGAGGAGGTACGCCCACGGCAGCCACAGCCTCTGCAACAGTGGCCATCTTACTATAATAGTCAGATAGAAGCTGATACTTGGTTATGGCTATTTCCCTTCTGGCTTCCTGGTTAAACATTTCTGAAGACGCTGCCAGGTCTACCTGGAATCCATCTCGTATCATCTCAAGTGGGAAGTCTACGGTACGCTCATTTATAAACTGCTCCCCCTTCCCAGTAATTGAAGGAACTCTGTATTTGTACTCTGGTTGATATTGAGCGAAGAATTCTAACAACATATATGCCATCTCAGTCAGAGAAGCACGCAGGTTGTCTATGCCGTATTTGAATTTTTTATTCGCTTCTTGAATAAGTGCGAACGTTTCCTTAGCAACTGGCCGTTCTGCCGTGGACTGCCCCATAACAGACGGGGTAATTCCGACGGCTCTATCGGCCATGGCAACCAACCTATCCTCTTCACGCTCCGTAGTATAATATACGTCGTGAAATGCAAATTCTTCTATTGCACCCGTTAACGGCCCATCAATAACCGTTACCTTACCAGGTATAAGCTCAAAGTTGTCAAGGCCCATTCCAGCCCTGACAAAAATCATTGGTGCATTTAATTGGGTGAGCCTATCTAGTCTTTGATTGTGAAGAGTGTCGACCTCCTCTTGTAGGCCCTCGAGAATCTCGCATGTCCCCTCTCCCTCAAGTGAGTATTCAGATGGATAGAAGACAAACGTGATGAATGGCCGAAATCCTGCAAACAGTGGGTTATAAATACACCTTAATATCTTCCCTGTTTCCCTGTGGAACGTAACAACGATGTCGTCTGGCTCACCGTCCTCGTCTACATCATATTTCATCCAAAGCTCCCAGACCTGATACGGAAGCCTTTCCTTTATTTGTTTTATTTCTTTTTTCTGTGCTTCTGCACGGGATTCTTTTGTCTCATCATATCTGTCTGGCTGAACCATGGCCTCAACGGCCTCTTCATAGTAGAACCCCTTTCTGGCCTTTGTCTCTAGTTCGTTTTTTCTGTAATATTTCCTAAACCCCACCAGATAGGCATCTCCGATGCAAGTCGCATCCGACGACGCAATCCAATCCTCTCTTGATATGGGGTATACGTTTGGTCCCTTAAATATGGATTCAACCTGCTTGATGACTCTCGAGTTAGACTTTGGTACTGGATAGGTCGGCGTATTCTTGTCCTTAATCTCTTTCTCTGTGGCATATCTATACCTCGTCCTTGTCTTGTTCTCATAGACAATCTTAACGGCACCGAACCCAATCTTTGTAGACTGGAGAAGCGGAGAGTTTAATTTCCGCTTTAGGTCCAGAACGTGCTTCTGGTAATGGTCCATGGCGTCCTCGATTTCAGAATCAAGGCCCATAAACTCCTCTTTCTTTGCCCTAAATACCCACAGCTTTTGCTGGGAAAGAAGTGCATCTACAAGCCTAACATGAATAGCATCAGTATTGGACCTAGTAATAGGAACAGCCACATTAGCACAATTAGGATACGGAAAATCACGCTCCTCACGCTCTCCACGGTACATGCTGTTCCAGTATGATATTTTCTCAAGACGCTCACTTTGGTTCTTAACCTCCTGGTCAAGGACCTCCTTAAGATGCTTAGACAGCACCTCCTCGAGGGTCTGCATACCGTCGCCAACTTTTCGATTCAGGTTGACGTCGATTCCACCACGGAAACCCTGGTAGTCATCCTTATCAAATTCTGGTTCTTCTTTTTTTCGTTTTATTTTTACGGGTTTTTTTGGCACGTTTCCCTCGCTTCATTAGGTCACGGTTTTTTGTTTTGTCGAAAGATGTGGTTATTGTTGTCACTTATTTACCTCTGGTAAGGCCGAAATCTCGCTCTGTTTTAAACCTCTCTGCGTGCTCCTTTCTGGCCCCATAGGACTTATCTCCAGGAATCGGATTGGCCTGCTTATTGTATCGCCTGCCACCCCACTTAGCACCAGTTCCCCAGTGTTTCTCAGCATATCTATTTCTTGCTCTTTTTCTATATCTTAATGTACTTACACCACGTCTCGTGGCCTCCCTGTCGCTTAACTGACCGCTAAAATCATCCTTCATTTTTTCATTTCTCTCCTATCTACTCTTGGGGTCGGCTTGTTTATTAAACCATCTTCCAGCGTAATCTGGGTGTTCAGTGAGGACTCCCAACTTAACTCCCTTTGATTTCTTTCTTGCTCTTCTCCTTGCAGCCCCGACTGTCCCCGCAGCATCCTCCGCACTTTTCTTCTTTGGTCTATTATACTTACTGATGTACGCTTCCGCACCCCTCTTGTATTTACCCTCGGTACGTAAACCTCTGCCCCACTTTTCCCTCTCCTTGACTGTCATTTTTATACCGATAGACATATAGCTCCTCCTTGAAAACAGATGGGTAACGCAAGAAGATATTGCTTTGGATTACTTAGACTTTCTTTTTCTGGCCTTGGAAGCCATGATGGCCCTATGTTGCTTTAGGGCTTTCTTCTTTGTCTTGTGTTTCGCAATCGTCTTGCCTTTCTTTTTTCCATGACAATGAACGACTGCGTATCCGCTTTTCGTCTTCTTTACGGTCATATTTTTCCCAAATATTTAGTGGCCTTCCGCAGTAAACACACTGAAGTTGACCACGGGACCTGCTTTGCTGGAAGACAAAATACGCAGTACTGTTACACCTATCACAGACGACTGAGTAGGGCTGCCTCTTCTCATTGGTAAGAAAGCAGAATGTGTAAGCCACTATGCACTTGTCCCCATTATTATAATTATAACATTAAAACTGCAAGGTTGTCAAGCATTATTTTGGCAGGTCGGGCCCGACTCGAACGGACAGCCTTCGGGTTGGAGCCGAAGATGTTACCATTACACCACCAACCTGCAAACGGGCCAGGTTGTTTTTTAAGAGGTAACCTCGGCCCGAAAACCCTCTGTCCTCATGCCCCTAGCAGTGACGATGGGACTTGAACCCACTTTCTCCACCGTGACAGGATGGCGTCTCGTCCGATTTCGACCTCGTCACTAGTAGGGACACGTGGAATCGAACCACGGTTCACTGATTAAAAGTCAGTTACTTTGCCATTAAGTTATATCCCCAGGCCAACCCTGTACTGCCGAGGGGACTTGAACCCCTTAATACATAGGTTGAAAGCCTAAGGACTCGACCACTTCGTCTTCGGCAGTACGGGATAGACCTATCCCTTGTGTTCTGCCTTGTGTTTCTCGACGAAGTAGGTATTCATTTTCTTATATGGTGCAGAGAGGAGGAATTGCACCCCCGACACCTGGTGCTTCAAACCAGTGCTCTACTGTCTGAGCTATCTCTGCATCTGGAGTACCCAAGAGGACTCTAACCTCTATCGCTAGGTTCGTAGCCTAGTGCTCTGTACGTTAAGCTATGGGTACTCAATATGGTGCTCCTCCTTGGATTCGAACCAAGGTCCAGTTGCGTGTAAAACAACCACTCTGTCCACTGAGTTAGAGGAGCACAATCGACCCGTCAGGATTCGAACCTGACTCTGACGGTTATAAGCCATCTGCTCTACCACTGAGCTACGGGTCACTTAGTAATCTTTACCAGGCAAGGGTCCTTGCCACACAAAGGACATCTGTAGTGCCACTCGCCAGGCTTCTCACTTGGCTTATTATCCTGGCTAACCTCTGGTCGGACACCACAGCATCTGGTCTCCTTGTTTCGGACACTATCGTCCTGAATTGCCATATTACCTCCATAGCGACGGTGGGATTCGAACCCACAATAAACGAGTTTTAAGCCCGATGTGTTTGCCAGTTACACCACGTCGCCTATCTTCCTCTCCCTGATTTAGGCCTGCCTATTGGACCCTTTCTGTTTCCACGGCCAAGACCTCTACCCCTGCCACCAGAGCGAATCTTGGACCCTGGACACGGTTTCTTTTTTGTAGCCATTTTATATCCTTTATGGTTGGGAATCGGGGATTCGAACCCCGACTCCTGGCTCCCAAAGCCAGTGTGCTATGCCGTTAACACTAATTCCCAACAATGGAGCCCATGGAAGGAGTCGAACCCTCACCTTCAGATTACAAAACTGACATGCTTGTCCATTAACACCACACAGGCACCTATTTTTCTTTGGAGCGAACGCAGGGATTCGAACCCTGACCTGTGGCTTGGAAGGCCCCGATGCTACCATTAACACCACGCTCGCATACAATCCTATCTTTCATTACCTTCCCAGATATGAAGTTGTGGTCACCGATAAACCACCCCTTACCCTTCTCGTAAAACCAAAAATTATCCTCTGCCTCCTCTACTGTCTGTGGCTCATAAAACTCATTCCCAGACATCCTTAAGAAGTTCAGAAGGTTTATCTCCATGGATGTATAGGGGATACCCATTGGCTTCTCGTTAATCACAATTATGTTCATATCTATTCCTTTTCCCACAATATGGGCATCTGATGATAATCTTAAAACCTACTTTATCATCTGTCACCCTGAGCCGTATAGGTCTATGACAAAAGCTACAATGAAAATGTATGGCAGAGGGAGGGGGAGTCGAACCCCCAAGGCTTTTACGCTCGTCGGTTTTCAAGACCGTTTCAGTCTCCAATCTGATTGCCCCTCTATTGGCTGGCTGTCATGGATTCGAACCACGACCTCAGGGTTCAAAGCCCTGCGTCCTGCCCTTGGACTAACAGCCAACTAATGGCTGAGAGGGAAGGATTCGAACCTACATCTTTCTGGTTAACAGCCAGACGTGTTACCAATTAGCACCACCTCTCAGTCATACTTATACATGCTCTTTGAAATTAAAATCCCAAAGTTAAAAATCGTGAACTCAATACACCAGTCCCTCTCTTCTTGAACCCAGGTAAAGGTAATATCGAAAAATTCAATAATCGCCAGTTCTTTACTCTGGACCTTCCATCTGTTATAAGGCTTTATTTGAAATGGAAATTTCACCGTTACCTCCTGGTGCTCAGAGGTGGACTCGAACCACCAATCTTCCGATTATCGGTCGGATGTTCTGCCATTGAACTACCTGAGCCTATTTTTTCTTTAGCTCACTTTTCTTTAGTGTTCTCTTACCATAATTCCCGTACCAATACGGATATCCATGATAATTGTAGTATGCCCGTTGATATAACAACTCGTATCTTGACGGGAAATACCCATACCCAACATATACAATTGGTGCATGCCCTAGAAAACACGTATTCCTCTTGGCATCGTTATAAATCCTAATCCTGCTTCTGCCAGTGTATTTACCATCTATAACTACACAGCCAGAAAGGAGGGTCAGCAACGCTAAAATACTAAGTAGTTTCTTCATGCTTCCTCCATATATTCATACACCCGACAGGACTCGAACCTGCATATACCTGATTAGAAGTCAGGTGCGTCATCCAATTACGCTACGGGTGCGTATTCCGTGGTTGCGGAGGCAGGAGTCGAACCTGCGTCAATGGCGTATGAGACCATGCTGGAACCACCTCCAGTCTACTCCGCATTACTTCTTCGGACATATATCCTCGCAAGTTATTATCTGAATAATGCCACCTTCATCCGAGCGTATCTCACCCCTGTAATAAAACGGGCAGTCCTTACAAGGGTCTACATAGTCTTTAACTGATGTGGCCCAAGCGGTCTTTTTTCTCTTTTTCTTCGATGACTTTGACACGCTCCATATGCTCCTCTAGGTTCTTGCTTAACGGTCTGTTACAATACCGACACTTCTTCGGCATCTTATCCTTACCTTCAAACTCTACCGTTCTCCCACACCAGAAGCATCTTATAGTGTACATTTTATATCCTTTGGTACGGAGGGAGGGATTCGAACCCACAATGTCACAGGGTCTAAGCCTGTCGCCTTTACCAAATTTAGCCACCTCCGCACATATTATTTTCTGTCCCTTGGCAAGTTGGATTTTAGGCAGTATCACTGCCCCACCCACTACTTCACTCCGTCGAGCTTACCCAGGAGGGGAACGGACTCAGGCCATTTACCGAACTTCCCTCTTGTCTGGACCAAGAGCCTATCATTTTCTATCTGGAGGGCCGAGTAGGAGTTGCACCTACGGGTTTACCCAGAGGGACCTGTTTTACAGACAGGCTGCTTCACTGCTTGCATATCGACCCATATTTTCTTGGTGGGCCGAGTGGGAGTCGAACCCACATCTAACTGCGTGCAAAGCAGTCGCTTTCCCAATTAAGCTATCGGGCCTCACAATAAATACAGCAATTTATTTTTCTCGAATTCATCGAGAGCATCAAACAACCTTATGAGACACCTCTCACAGATATGCCTCATTCTTCGCTCCCCACCCTGTTCAGATATGGAATAACGCTGACCTTCACACGGTTCATTACAATAACTACACTTTGGTGCTTTCATTTCAGATAGTTGACATATTTGTCTACTTTTGGAAATACATGGAGGGTTGCCAGGGAGTCGAACCCTGCCCTTCTCGGCCACAGCGAGAAATGCTTCCGAAACACCTTCAACCCTCTTGGAGCAGGCGAGGGGAATCGAACCCCTGTATCACTCGGGTTGCAGCCGAGGAGCTTTCCTTTCACTACGCCTGCTTAAAACAATTCTTGTGCCCAATGTATCACATCAAATACATCGTCAGCACACATAATCAAGTCTTCAATAGTAAAAAATATCACCTTATTCTCCTTATGTGGCTACATGACCATTCATAACGGCCTGTTTTTAGCTCTCGTGGGCTCTCAGCGACAAAATCGGGTCATCCTGAAGAGACTTGGCACGTAAAGATTCATCATGTATCTCATTTTGCTCACGCATCCTCTATCAATAACTCCTCTTCTTTCCTGGTCGTGTCGATTTTTTCCTCTTTTTTCGACATGTTCTTGCCCTTGGGCCATATGATTATACGCCAATTCTTGCGGTCAAATTCGATTTTCATACGAAACAGCCCTAATCCTTACTAAAATAGTAGACTTTCTGACCCTCTTCACCGAGCCTGTAGGTCTCCCAGATGTATACAAACCCCCTGGCAATAGCCACGGACACGACAACAAGGCCAATCACGGCCAAAATTCCGACTATCATGGTACCTGACTCCCTGCCATCTCGAGGATGGACCTGGCCTCACGCCTGTACGCAGCCTTGAGCGAAGCCATGTTCTTCTTCAATACCTCAAGCATATCGCCCATCTTCGATGCGTAGACCCTGTCATTCATCCTTTCGTCCATCCATGCCACGTAAAGATTCGAGATAATGGCAATATCATTCTGGATATCATTGAACTCCCGTGGGTAAATGTTACTCATTTTCTCTCCATGTTCTCTAAAAATAACCTGCCCTCGTCCTCTGTCTTACCAAACCAGAAAAGTTTATGGTGTTTCAATATTATTTCGGCAACCCAGTCACACACCTGCTTTGTAGTGTAGCACGGAGTCCCCTTTTCACACCCTATGGACGGAATAACAACACCAGGAACCAACCTTTCTACCTTGATTATGAAATAATCGTCGCCCCTCAGGTTGGCGTGTGCTATATGTTTCATCACGCCCTCAATATAGGAATCATCTGGGACCTTAGAACGTAAACCACTGATTATCTCGGCCTGTCTCTTGTTTCTACACCGTAGACAATTACAATAATCGGGGTGTAAAGACATCGGGAGAAACCATAACATTATATACTCCGTTTCATTATCTATATCATAGCATAAAAACCGCAGTGTTGTCAAGTCTTTTCTGAATGTTTCCGCAGGTATCAGATATTTAAGAGCAGGTCTATTGGAGTAATTTAGACAGATGGGGTCTTCGGGTCTATCTGTATAGGGATAAAATCCTTTCTTATGCGGTGGCACGGACCCAGGGATAGAGACGGGCTGACCTGACTATGACTCCAGACTAATTATTGATAATGTCCTTAGTAAACAGTCAGACAATAGAATGTCTTATCCTATGGTAGTATTCTGGGGGAAGCGGGGACATTTACTCGGCCAGGGATTATCTGCTAAAATAATCCTCGACTCGTCTAACAGTGTTAGAAATTTCTCGGGGAAAATAAAAAAAATGAAAATAATTGTTGACAAATTGAACTCCTGGGATTATATTGTTACCTTATGGTTAAAATAAAAAATCAGGAGAAATTAAAAATGTCTCAAACAATGATTGCTTGCCGCTGCTGTGGTAACCATCACCCGAGAGAAGATATGGCATTGCTTGATTGTGGTGTGTATTATTGTTCATCGTGTTCCCATGTAAATTGCCATCTGTGTGACCAAGAATTAACACGGGGCCAAGATGATATAATGCGGAGTGAATTAAACGGGTATGAGTATTGCTATGATTGCTATGCCGAGGAGTTCTTTATTTGTGATAATTGCGGTGATGAGAGCTATAGTTGTGATATGGTTACTCTGGACGATGGTTGTTATTGTACCGACTGTGCCCGTACAGTAGATAAGGGAAATATACATTCGTATGATTATAAACCTTCCCCAGTGTTTTTTAGTCTACCAGAAGAGGAGAATACAGAAGACAGGTTTCACATTGCTTTCGAGCTAGAGACAGAATACACGGGCCACGAGTCTCTTGGGGACGTTGCAGGATTTTTAGAGGAAGATTTCCTGTATTTTAAAGAGGATGGAAGTATATCTCATGGGTTCGAAATTGTATCACATCCTATGACATGGGCATGGGTGCAAAAAAATAGAGATAAAATAGACTCTCTCTTATCTAAAGCAATAGACGAGGGATTAAGGTCTTATGATACTGATACTTGCGGAATTCATATCCATATATCGAAAAATTCCGTTGGTAATTTTCATCTTTACAAATTCCTCAAATTTATCTATGAGAATAAAGATTATATGCTGAAGATATCCCAGAGGAAAAAATGCAATCTCGAACGATGGGCGAAATTAGACGATGATGATTATGACATAGTCGAAACGGCCAAGAACAAGAACGGAAATGGAGACAAATATGTTGCGGTAAATTGCAATCATCCGCACAGCATAGAAGTCAGAGTTTTTAGAGGGACGCTGAAAAAACAGAGTTTCTATAAAAACCTGGAATTTATGAAGGCCTTATATTCCTTCACTATGGATTGCAGAGTAAAGGACGTTAATGTTCATCAATTCCACCAATACGTGAAAGACCATAAGTGTGACTATAGCAATCTATTTCACTTTATTGATAATAATGGAGGCTTCTAATGTGTATAGGAATTTATGTCCCAGAAGGGAAATATGTCAACAAAAAAACCCTAAAGGTATGCTATGAGAATAACCCAGATGGGGCTGGTCTTATGTACTCTGACGGAAAAAACCTTATAATTGACAAGGGTTTTTTCTCTTTCAAGTCCTTCTGGAAAGAGTATAGAAGTATTATGCAGGGAGACAAAAAAAAATCTGGAATAGTGCTGCACTTTAGGGTGGCCACCCACGGTAATATCTCGAAGAGGAATTGCCACCCGTTCCAAGTTAACGAAAATCTTGGGTTCGTCCACAACGGGATGATTGATATCAAAATGGAGAAGGGAAGTACAATGTCAGATACTGCGGTATTCAACGAATTGATACTAAAGAAATTGCCAGGCAATTGGATGAATAATGACTCTATAATTGAATTGATATCGGGATATATAGGCCAAAGTAAACTGATTTTCATGGATAGCACGGGCAGTGTCTTGATAATCAATAAATCCCTCGGAGAGTGGAAGGACGGTATATGGTATTCTAACACAACATATAAGGGCGTAGTTGTTAGAAGACAACTATGGAAAAAATTCGACTACGGAAGCGGATATTATTCCAACGACTTGCACGAGTGCCAGTACTGCGGAACCCCCCTGTTAATACCTGAAGAAAAAGAAACCGGAATGTGCTTTTACTGTCTGCATCCTAATGTAGACCCAAAAGAGGCCAACGAAATTGTATGTGATAGAATCTCGGGAAAGAGAGAGAAGTTTACATACCAGTACTGTGACGGCTGCGGACATTTCTTAAACAGAGAGAAGTACACTGTGATGGACGGTAATGTGTACTGTGACAAGTGCCAGAGGGAGTACTTGCAGGAGGCTTTGGAAGAGGACTAAAGACTATGAGAAAACCAAGAGTCAGTGATAAAATCATAAAAAAATGGAGGTTAGAATAATGAGGTTAAAAAACAAAACAGTGTTTTTAACTAACAAACCCTATAACTACAGCATCCCGTTGTGGGGAAGGGTTATTATTTTTCTGCTTATGCTTCCCAAGAACTGGACCGCTTTCGGCTGGTTTATTTGGAAGTATTTCCCGTGTTGTCTAAGCGATTAAATTAAGGAGGTTTTTATGTTAAAGCATATTGATACACTAGAGGACTACAAGGAATTCCAGAAGCGTGTAATGGAATTCAAAGACTTGGAAAATGTAGAGGTTTTTTCCCAGGTTTGTGACGAGGAGGGGGACACCCAAGACCCGTCATTTTCCTGGAGTCCCTGCGATTGTTGTAAGAGGGGCCTTGGTGGGTCGAGATATAAGATTGTTGCAGGCCCCGTGCATGGGGAGGTATTCGAATACAGAATTTGCACGGACTGTCTGTATTATCTTGAATATGGACATTTAGACGACGTAACAATGGATGGGATAAAATGATAGACCCAATTTGGATTGTCGTTCTTTTATTTGTCGGAGTAAGAATGTATCTTGAGCAAAAAAAGACTTGACAGGTTGACAATTAGTAGATTATAATTTAATCAAAGGAGTAAACGAATGTTTACAAAAAGACATTATATTGCTATTGCAAAAATAGTCAGCAGCCTAAGCAGGGATGGAAGGATAGATACATCCCAGTTAATACTTAGGTTGTCAGTGCTATTCAGGGAGGATAACCCGTTATTTAACAGGGACAAGTTTACAAGAGCGTGCATGGAGGAAAGCAATGGCCCATCTTAAACTAAACATAGCCTATTGTCCGAATTGTGGGGCAGGCAAGGAATATGACCTTGTAGCAGGCAGGTGTCCGAATTGTGGGGCCGAACTAGACGGGATTGGTGGAGGCGAGAATCTTACAGTAAAGACAATTTCAGAACTAATCCAAGACAGTGGGGATTTAGAGTTATTGGATTTAGATGGGGAGGGGCTCTATGACTAGCGAGAGAGAACAAGCAATAAGGGAATTCGAAGGATATTACGAGAAGCTCTGCAAGAAGGAGGAACGAGAACTCAGAAAACTCAGAAGGAAAAACCTTGAAAAGATTAGGGACTGTAGGGACAAGCTCGAGAAGAGGAGACTTGCAAGGCATAGGGCATTCAAGCTAAGCAAACTCGACAAGATAGAGGGGTACGTCGAAAGGATGGCCTTTATGCCCAGAAGTTACAAGCGGATGGTCAAGACATGGGCAAGTATGGGTGGTAGGCCCAGGGGAGAGATTGAGCTTGATATTTATGATGACTTCCTTATTTAACGATTGACACTTATGCAGTTTCTGTGGTATAATGTAAGAAAGTGGGAGTTTGTATACTAAAAATGGGAGTAAATTAATGGGACAAAAGGTTGAAGTAAGACAGAGACACCATAGGGACATACCCAAAACTAAGATTACCACAAAGCACGGGAGCCCAGTGAAGATACTTAGTCGAGAGAAGGACTGGGTTTCCTCTGGGAACAGATATCCAAGATTTAGGGTAGAAGTGTTTAGTCCATTGACGGGGTGGAAAGAACAGACTATTCTTTATGACTATTTATTATTTAATAAATAATATATATATAAAAGACTAGTCTAGTCTAGTCTATTATAGAGATTTTCTCTCAAAGAAAATCTCTTTAGACAAGAAGACTTATAAGTATACTGCAAGTGTAAGATGACCGATAAGAAGCTGGTGAGTGAGTGTTGCGGAGCTGACGCATATATGGCAAAAGCATTTTATGAGAGGTGTAATCCTTGGCATATTCCATTAGAGCGAAGGTGCAAAAAATGCCACAAGCTTTGCGAGGTCGAAGAAAGGGAGAAGGGAGATGAAAGTTAGATTTATTATTGAAGATACAATATTTCTTCCAAGTGTAATTGGGGGCGACAAACCCACGAAACGAATCTTTAGGCTGATAGACGATACAAGAGTGGAGTCTGTGGAGACAGCCGAAGGGGAAGTTAGGGAATTAGTTAATGCATACAATGAGACATACAATGAGAAAGAAAAGGCCGATGGGTGCAAAGAGCGTCGAAAATTTCTCCGAATTATAGACGAACAGAAACTTATGCGGTGTCCTACAGGGTTGGTCTGGGATTCATATCCAAGGCAAGAATTACAGGGCAGATGCCCTGACTGTGATTATAAATTCATAGACTTCTTTAACCGAGGAGAGCAACAACCTAAACACTTCAAATATTGTCATGGTTTCGGGCAATCCAGAGTTAAAGATTTGGATAGGATTGTGGTTTTTGAATGTCCTGAATGTTTTTTAAAATCATATTTTCATTGTAATGATAATTGGTACGAGCTTTATGGGGAATGGATTGTGGATAATTCGATTTTCTTGAAAGAATCCACCGATGAAAAAGGCGAAGGAGGTGAGGGGTGACCATGAATAAGGATGCATTGATTACATATATTGATATGTTAGTGGCTTCTGTCGGGGGTTCTATCGGGGCTTACACGGCGCAGAAAGAGCCGATGCGTTGAGACTCATGGTCAAGACCGTTACGGAACTGTTGCATAATCTCTACGAGGAAGACAAAGCCAACTACGGGAATCCAGAATAACGGTGTTAAAAGGAGGATGAAAATGAGTAAGCCAAAAAAACTTTACAAGGCTTTAAGGGCTGGCATGAAAAGCCAATATGACGGACATAAATGGAAAATAGGTACGTGGTATAAGACTGAATGCACCGAGCTATGTCGCGGATTTAACTGTTCAAGGCGAATCATAGATGCCATGCAATACGTGAATATGGAAATACTTGCAGAGGTAGAGGCAAGTGGTAAAACCTATTATGGGGATGATAAACAGACCTCAGAAGAAATGCAAATTGTAAAGGCATGGAAATGGGAGAAGAAAGATAGTGTTGCCTTGGCTATTTATTCCGCTGA